CAAGCTGGTTATCAACGACAAGCAGATTACGGATGTGGCTCGCCAGGGAGACGAGGGAGACTTCCTTCAAAGCGACGAATCCGTGCCCACAACCAAGTTGCTTACTGGAAAATATTTAGACCTTCTCAGACAATACCTTATCAATAAAGACCGTGAAGACTCCACAAAATTCTTGCTTACGATGATGGCAGGAATTGTGGTAGGAGAGAAAGGCTTTGCCGAAGGTTTAACCGGTTTTGGCGCAAAGATAGATAAAAAAGGATACGGAGAAATGCGCGGACTTCGCTTGTGGGAATTTCTGGAGGTTCCTGAACTCCGGTACAACCGTGTAGAGATTTTCCTGGGGATTAAATGGCGTGTACCTGGTGCCGGAATTATTCTGTCATGCACACCTGATACGGATTCGGAAGGTAATCAGCTTACAACTGGAACTTGTACACTAAAGCTGGAAGAAGGAGAGTTTGGTGCGGTATCTAAGGATGACATTGCACTTGGTATCTTCCATTTTGGCGATGAAAGGGATGCTGCCGAGGATTCAGACGACAGCAAAGGTAACTTCAAATTTTCCGGATTTGCAACCACCTATTTTCGCGTGACGGAGGTGTCGGGAGATAATAATGAGACATTCCGTTATGCGCTTCGTCCCGGATATACTATTCATCCACAGCCACAGATGAATTTTTCATGCTACGGAAACTTTACTGATGAAGCAAGACAAAGTTCCGCATACGAAACACGAACATATACCCGACTTCTCTGGAAACAGAACGACTGGGAATTTTCGGTTGGGAATATTGCCATGCAGTATGGCGACCTGACGAATCTGAACATATTCGGACTGAACATGTCTGGTTACTCCATGTACCTTAATTCTGTGTATTTTACTGGTACGATAAATCAGGTAAGACCAGATGGAACTCCGGTTCTTGTGGCAAATGACAGAGGTCAATGGGAAAGTGGCACAAAATATGAATTTTATGACCGTGTAAGCCATGATGGTATATTGTGGCTATGCGTAGCAGAAGACGGGACAGATACAGAACCTTCCAAGGAAAATGCTGACTGGCTTCTGCAAGTAGATAAGGGTGAAGATGGAGCTGGGTTAACTTATATTGGAAGGTGGAACTCCAATTTGGTAGTACCCAAAATGGGTTCAGTAACAATGAATGGAAGCACTTTTGCTGCAAAAGTAGCTACCACTAATCCTCCGTTATGGTGTTGGACAGATAATCAAGGGAATAGATTCATATTCTCTGATGGAGGGTATGTAATGACTGGCGAAGAAAACACTTCAGAGTATGATATGATTGCCAGTAAAGGAGAAGATGGTGTTTCCATAGAAGAGATCTATACGCGTACTACTGTTAATTCTACTCCGTCTACTCCAACCTCCCCACAAATAGATGATTATATACCTTCAGGGTGGACACGTACACAGTCAGGAATATCTTCTTCTTATCCTTATGAATGGGTTTCAAAACGAAGGAAATCTTCCGATGGCGTATGGGGACTGTTTTCTACGCCCGTCGTGTGTGCGCAGCTTGGAGAGAAAGGAGCCGACGGACTTCAAGGATGCGCAATACGTGATTCTGAATGGGCTTTGAATACCGAATATAGGAATGATAGTGATGTAACAGATGGTAGTCTTCCTGTTCGTTATATAGATGTAGTATTGGTAAGAAACAATGCTGTTGAAACCGGATGGGACGCATACCAATGTTTGAAAACGCATGTATCGAGCAGCAGCATTACATACGCAAACACTGAATTTTGGAAAAGGTTTGGCGCGAATGTAGGTTCTATTTTTACATCACTGATTATAGCCAAGAATGCAAAAATACAGTTGTTTCAGGGAAACGACCTGCTTATACAGAAAGATGATGGTACTGTTACTGCAGGTATGACAGGAAGCAATTCAGGCAGCCTTGTGCGTATTTTTGCAGGAAGCACTTACGAGAACCGTGCTTCTGCTCCCTTCCGTGTGACGGAATCTGGTGAGATGTATGCTATAAAAGCACATATACAAGGTGAAGTCGTAGCTACGAGCGGATCTTTTTCCGGTGAGTTGAAATCTGCTACAGGTACTTTCACTGGAGGTGTTGTTACTAATTCAGATGGAAACAGAATTATATTAGACCCTGATTCAAGACAAATGGCTTTAGTTTCAAGTACAGGGAATGTGCTTTCTAGCTGGTTTTTCTACGACAATTCAGGATATGAATCAGCTGCAATATCATTGAAAAATATTGAAGGGGAAACGCTTTACCTATACCCGTTTGACATAAGAATGAACAGCGGTGACAAGAGAACTCAGATAACAAACGGAGATATAAGATTAAAGATGGGAGATTCTAGTATGATTATAAATCCTACTCAAATATCAATGACAGAAGGAGGTAATTCAGTTACTGGATTTACAGGTACCGCAGAATATGTGCCCCCAAACGGGTATTCAAAAACCCTTTATTTTAAAAATGGAATTTGTTATAAAATAGGATAATAATGAAACTGAATTTTAAAGAATTACACGTTTTCAACGGTCTTTCACGCGCCACGGAAGCAGTGGAAGATGTAAGAGAAATGTTTGCCGATGCTATCTACGCATCGGGCAGGGGAGTTGCTTCGCTTGAATTGTGCCGTAAGATATACAATTCAGATGGTGAAGAAGAATATGACGAAAAAGAAGTGGAACTGATTAAGGAATATTCCAGGTTCGGGAACCCACGTTTTATTGATGCTATTGACAACATGATTGAAAAAGCAAGAAAAAATGATACTACAAGCAAGTAACGGATGTCTTCTTACTCAGAGTGAGGAAGTTCCAATTAGTGAAAGACGTTTTGAAAAATCAATGATTGTTTCATCCATGGAAGAAGCGTCATTGTGGAAAGAAATACCAGAATCAGAAAAAGATTCTATGATTGAAGAAGGGAATCTGTTCTATCCGGATAATCTGGATTATAATTTTCTTAACAAGCTCGTATCTTTATTGGGAAAAGTATCATCAGATATTAATAACATTAGCCTTACAAACAATCAGGCATTGGAACTAAAGCGTTTATATCCCAGTTTTAATGAGGTAATCGGCACAGAAGCTCCTTCTGGTTTTAAGTTTAATTTTGATGATGTGCTTCTTGAAGTAGTGACTCCACATACTTTATCAGAGGATAATATGCCAGACCAGAATCCTATGCTTCTTTCACTTTCTCCTGATGAATCTGAAAAAGTAACTTATTACAGACCGGTTCTTCCGGATAATAAGGAAACTGTTTAATGAATATTATATAACAAAACACAAACGATTAAAACATGTAATTATGGCAGATAAAAAATTATCAGACGTTACATCCGTTGAAGATTTTGATTATTTTCTTGGTGTAAAGAGTAATGGGGATGTACAAAAGATGTCAAAAGATTCCATGAAAAAAGTAATTTCTGAATTAATGTCATCATTTTTACAAATAGATTCTCCTAAAAATTTTATAGTTTCAAATCCGAGCAATATGGAAACTGGAATAATCAGTATAGGAGATGCATCTAGGGAAATATCAAAATCAGAGAAATTGAATGAGCCTTCAGAAGATATTCCTTTCATAAGAGGAATGGACTCTAACGGGAATCCTATATATATTGGTACAGAACAGTTTTCATCAGTCCTGGCGGAACTTATTGGGATTGCAACATTAGAAAAATCGGGGCTTCACCCCGCTGCTAAATTCAGCCAGGGTGATAATTCTGGAGTGTCCAACATAGATGATATAGATATTCTGTCTACTGATATATACAATGGAAATATTTTAGAGAACAATGCTACATTCATAGTTAAAACTTACCCTGCTTCTCCGGCCTATATGTATCAGGAAGCATTCTCGATGTATCCAATTAAACGATATTGGAGAGCAAAGGTGGACGGTACATGGAGAGGGTGGATTGAGTTATAATTGAGCCCAAGAATTTTCGCTATTTGAATTTTTAATTCTTGTAATATTTAATCCTGAAGGATGAAAGTAACGCTGGACAGTTGCTCCAGCAGCTCCAACTCCTGCTTGAAAAACTAACAGAGTTCCGTAGGTATCCGAACCTGGAATAATCATATACATGCCGGACTCCACAACATCGTTAAGTTCATCAATACTATTTCTGTTTGTTATATACAAAAAATCTTTTACCATGAATGGAAACAAGTTATTTCCATTCATAAGTTCCGCCAGTGCTAAATCTGCCTGGCGGAACTTATTGGAACGGCTACTTTAAAAAATGATGGATTAATGTCAAAATCAGGTTTCCTGAGTGCCATTGGATTAAATTTGGAAGGTGATGCCAATACCGTAAATAACGGAGTTTATAAATTTGACTCACAACAGGACAATATGCCCGTGAATTATGGCATATTAGTGGCATTTTCTTGTGACGGATGGATTCGTATGCAATTATGTGCAGGTGGAGATAATGGATTAGCATATATAAGAATGCATTATAATAGTTGGACATCATGGAAACAACTATAATATTAATTTCCGAAGAGAATACTTCAGCTCGATAGAAGAAACATTCCCAGCCTTGTATGTAATCTTATATTTGTCAGTTCCGGTTCTGGATACCTCTATCGTAACGTTGCTCGTGTAGCTATATTCAGACAGCTTAGTTACACCAGCAGCATATATAGAAGCCCATGCCAATATATACGTGGCTAAATACTCCGTATTACTAGCACTAGCACGAATTGAAAGTAAATATATACTTGCCGTGTTAGTTTCTCTTATTTCAACGGATTCCCCAACTTGAAGTATTGTTGTTACCGTGCTATTAATTCCAATAAGTTCCGCCAGAACTTGTAAAAAGCCTCGCAAAGAGGCTTTTTACAATCCTTTTAATTGTCTTACAAACGAATTGTCGTCAATCTTTGCATATATCATCGTAGTCTTTATTTGTCTATGACCGATTACTTGCTGTATTGTAGTTATAGGAACATTTCTATTAATCAATCTGCTTGCGCAAGTATGTCTTGCAACGTGAGCGGTTACATGCTTGTTAAGTCCACTTCCTTTAAGAGCGGAAGATAACCTTGAATTGAATCTGCAATTGCTCCCCACATAAAAAAACTCTGAAAGCCGATTCTGATACTGACTATATATTTGCTCACCTCTTCCATCAAACAGAGCAAAAAGAGGTATTCTGACATGTGTATTTGTTTTTACGGAATTATATTCAAGCCAAATCCGATCATTTTCCAACTTGAAGTTCTTTTCGTTGAGAGAAGCAAAATCACTTATCCTAGTTCCAGAATAGCTCATGAATAAGAATTGATTGATAGTTAGCTTTTTACTTTCTGATAACGTCCCAGATGCTACATAATTCTCAATCTTACGTATGTCATCATCACTTAACGACTTCAGTTTATAAGTATTGTTCAGGTCTTTTGGATCATGGTAAAAAGCGAATGCATCCGATGGAACCTTATTCCCATACAATTTACGTGCGATATTATAATATGTCTTAACAACATGCATTTCCTTGCATACGGTTGAATATTTAAGTCCGGAATTAATTAAAAATCCCATGAATCCGCGGAAGAAATCCTCTGTCAATGATATGACAGGACAAGAACCTTTGAATTTTTTTATAGTCTTCAAAACATTTGCATGTATTTCTATAGTCCGAGGTTTTAACCCTCTTTCATTCATGGATTTTTCCACATTGCATACCAGTCTGCAGAAGCTCCACGTTTTGAATATATGTCATGCAATTTAGACAATGTAATTTCTCCAGAATAAGTTAGTTCAATCTCTTCCAGGTTATACACAAGTTTTCTGATTAGCAGGTTAAGATTGGCGGCATTTGGACTTTTAGAAATAAGTCCGGATTCTTCACTCCATTCGTCATTAAACACTCTGACATTAGTATCTAGTTCTATTACAGAACCATACTGTGAACATTTCACAAAAATAGCTAGCATTCCTCCGTGTACACGATGTGTTACAAGCTCATACTTAATTTTATTCATAATGATTATTATTAGGTGCACTATAAATATATTAAAAATTAAGCATAAACAAAATGTCAATCATAATAAAAAGCTATATTTGCAGCTATAATTCTTAATGAATTATTAGATGCATAAAGGGGGATATTTCCAAGAGAGGTATATTCCCCTTTTTATTGTTTTAAAGTGCAAATAAGCATTCAATTATCAAAAAAACAGACCCGTTTTATTCGGATATAAATATTTTTTGTAATTTAGCGGCGTGATAGGGAAAACAGGGATTCCCTTCTTCGATGAGAGTTTTATCAACACAGAAAGGAGACAAGCGATTGTCTCCTTTCTTGTTTTTGTCCGCCGAGAAACCGTCGTTTTTTTGTCCTTCATTCTCCAATGTGCTCTTCGTAACTTTGTATTGCAACTAAAACCAAATGTTTAACTAAAAACGACGACAAAATGAAAAAGATGATTTTAATGTTTGCAATGCTGATCTCTGCAGTGACCGTTTTCGCACAGGGAGCTGTAACCTCTGAACCTTCTACTGCCGGATTCGTAATCGACCTGGGCACGTTTACCGGAATCGTAGCACTTATTTCGGCCATCGTGACACAGATTCTGAAAGTCATTCCTGCCATTTCAGGAAGCAAGCTCGCAAAAATCGGTGTGAGCGTGGCGGTAGGTATGGTGGTGTGCGTGCTGGCATGGGCACTTCAGCTTACTCCACTGCTCGAAGGATACCAATGGTGGGGAACGCTTATTTACGGACTGGCTGCTGGCCTTAGCGGATGCGGTTTCTACGATGTGATAAAAGCTATTGCCGCTCTTTTTGAAAAAAATACGCCTGAGATGGAATAACGGGAAATCGGAAGGAGGCACGGAATGGACGCAGAAATGGTGACGGCCATCGGCGCATTTATAGTTTCCGTGGGTACATTTATTCTTTCGCAGTACAACAAAATGACGCAGAAGTATCGTGATAAAATGAACGACCTGAAGTTGGAACGGTACAAGCAGGAAACCGAACGTCTTAGCTTCAAGCGAAGCGAAAACACGGCTAAGGTATTTGGTGAGCTGTGGAAGGTGCTCTACGAGACAAAGGCCGACAGGGTGTACATCGTACAGCCGCACCCGCTGGGTAATGCAGCCTTCCTTTCCATCTATTTCGAAGTGAAACGCAAGGGGGTGTCGGGCATGAAGGATAATGTGCAGCGCCTCCCCATGAGCGAAATGGCAGTATTTAGCAGAGGACTGGCCGAAAACCTTTTTCTCTGCTATACGGATATAGACTCTCAAGTGAAGGACAAGATGGCCAAATCCCTGTTTATAACCAATGGCTGTCGCGCCGTAGCCATAAAGAGGCTGAACAGCGCTTCCGACTGGGTAGGAAACATCTTCTGCGAGTTTACCGACGAAATGGAGGTAAGTGAGGAACAAACCCACAAGGTGCTGCACGATGCAGCGGTGAACATACAGTTCATTCTTCCGGAATACCGGGAGAATCCCTATAAATAGAGTTACAAACCAAAAACACAACACAAACAATGGACGAAATCAGTTTTAAGAAGGGAGCTGAAGGCTATGTGGCCGAATATACTTCCGAAGGACGTACAATGGTGCAGATTCAGGGTGTGAAAAGCGGAAGGCTTTCAATCTCCCAGTTTATTGACTCCATGGAACCCGTCGCAATGGATACGGTGAATTTCACAAATTCAGTAATTGAAATCAATGTACCTGCCGGCATGAAGGTACGGCTTCTGAGCGATGTGGAGGTGAAAAAAGTCAAGGCATTGGTCATCAAGGATACCGCAGCAGCCGGTGGTGGCGGAGGAGGTGAAAGCTATGTGCTCCCGAAAGCCAGCGACTCTGCTTTGGGAGGAATCCAGACCGGATTTTCAGAAAGCGGAAAGAACTATGCTGTAAGAGTAGACGGAGCAGGTAAAGCGTATGTCACGGTAAACTGGACAGACACCACATATACCAATGCTACAACAGCAAAGCCCGGAATTGTAAAGCAGGGTGCCCATGTAACAGATGCTACAGGTTCGGAAGATGCACATACCGTACTGAACAAGCTGATTGACGAGCTTGAAAAGGCCGGGGTTCTGGCTTCTGCATAACCACAGTCACAACACACAAACTAAACTAGACACGACATGAGAATCTGGATTGATAACGGTCATGGTGCAGACACCAATGGGAAGCAGTCGCCAGACGGACGGTTGCGCGAATATGCCTATGCACGCGACATTGCACGCCGCGTGGTGGATGCGCTAAAGAAGAAAGGGCTCGACGCGCAGCTGCTCGTTCCGGAAGAGGAAGACATTTCGCTTCAGGAACGGTGCGCACGCGCCAACCGGGTGAAAGACAGCATCCTGGTATCCGTCCATTGTAACGCTGCCGGAAGCGGCACGCAGTGGATGACCGCACGCGGATGGGAGGCATGGACCAGCGTAGGTCAGACCAAGGCCGACAAACTGGCCGAATGTCTGTATCAGAGTGCGGAGCAGGTGCTGAAAGGTATGAAGATTCGCAAGGACACCGCCGACGGTGACAGCGACAAGGAAAGCGGTTTCTACATTCTGAAGCATACCATTTGCCCGGCCGTGCTTACGGAAAATCTTTTCCAGGACAATCGCGAAGATGTGGACTTCCTTCTGTCGGATGAAGGCCGCCAGAAGATTGTCACGCTGCATGTGCAGGGAATCTGTAAATACCTGGGCGTATGAAACAGCTTCCGTGGATACTGGTAGGCTTGCTGTCGGCCGCGCTCCTCTTTTCGCTTTTCTTCCGTGGATGCGCGTCGCCGCAGTCTGGACAGGGTGATACCGTATGGCTTCCCGTCAGGGTAGATACGATACGCGACACGGCAGTTGCTCCTCCCGTGTCAGAGCGTCCCGCAGGAACAGACACCGCATGCCTTCCGGTATATCGTCCGCAGAAACCGTCCGGGTCAGCTTCCATTCCGGACAGCATAGCGGATACGGCTACGGTTGTTTCTGATTCGCTTTCTACAGGAACAGACAGCGTAGACGTGATTATTCCTCTCACAGAGAAGGAATACCGCACGGACGACTACCGGATAGTCATTTCAGGGTATCGCCCGCAACTGGTGTCGGCAGAGTTTTACCGACGCACACAGACGGGGGTGGTAAATGCACCGGCACCGAAAAAAAAGAGGTGGGGGATAGGACTGAGCGCCGGATACGGAATAGGGCTTTCAGGGAAGACAGAACCGTTTCTGGGCGTTACGCTTAATTACAACCTGCTGCAATGGTAGCGGCAGGTTGTTTCGTTAAACACAAGAGAAAAACACAGGGCAGACGTGCCCGATAAACAAAGAAACGATGAGCAAGAGTGAGATTTTTAACACCATCCTCCGCATGGTATCGGAGGAGACGGAAATACCGTCCGCACAGATTCTTTCCGGAAGGAAGGACACAGAGACGGTAGATGCACGCTATCTGTTGGTGCATTTCCTTTTTCAGAGCGGATTGAATCCGTCGTATATCGCTGCAAGAATCGGAAAGACGGAGCGTGCCGTCAACCAGATTCATACCAATTTCGACCAGCGTCTCAGCACACAGAAAATATTCAGAATAAGTTGCGAAAGAATCAGGAAGAGGTTAGGAAATAACTCATTCCCAGAGTAATGCTTCGTCCGTACCTTTGTCATGTCGGGAAATAGTTCACGACACAACACAAACACAAAACAGTATGACAATCAAAGGTATGGATGGCCAGAGTTACAACGTAACCGGCCAGGGACAAGGTAATTTCAACACTGTGGGTGCAGCAGCAGGTATCGCATCATTTTTGGGTATCAACGGTGGTAACATCCTGGGTCGCAATGGCTGGGGATGGAACGCAGAAGGCGTATGTTCAGACAACATGCCCGTAAGCCGTTATGAGTTGAACATGGTGGAACAACTGAACGCAAAGGATTCAGAAATCGCTTTGCTGAAGGCTGACAAGTACACTGACCAGAAGATCGTGGAAGCCTATAAGGACTTGCAGGGTCAGATCAAGGAACTTTCAGTGGAAGTTCGCTCCAACAAGGACGCTCAGACCGCTGTCAACATGCAGCAGGCCGTTTACAACGGTACCAACACCGCTGCTCTGCAGTGCATGCAGAACAGCATCGCCGCTTTGCAGGCTATCACCAAGACATACATTCCGTCAAGCAACGTATGTCAGGATGGATGCTGCGGATGTCCGTCTGCCCAGTAACCCCAAACTGGCCCCGGGGGAGGACCGTCCGGTCTTCCCCTTCCTTTTGATTTTCAAGCACTGTAGAAAAAACTCAAACACGCAGCACAATGACAAACGCACAGATTCTGACCGCTGTCATCCTGAAATGGGGTGAGCCGGTCATTCCGGTTATGATGGGCAATACGCTCAACGGTATTTCTGCCGGTATGCTTCCGGTGGAGAAGTTATTCAAGTCAATCGGACTCGCAGGCCCCGGATGGCAGATTTCCAATGAAATCAATTCGCTGGCATCTTTAGGAGGGACAAAAATGATCCGTCCGTTCCTTGAACGATTTGTATCCCGCATTCCGGACGACATGATCCCGGAACTGGCTCACGGATATGTTGACTCTGCCATCCAGCAGGGAAAGCTTTCCATAATCGACGGATTTTTCACCTTCGACCGCAATGACCTGGTGGAACTGAAGAAATACCTGGACTGCAACCTTCCGTATCAGAAACCCGAGGAATATGTGGTGAAGGTTCCGCAGCAGCCCGCACAGCCGTCGCACCCACAACCGCAGCCTGCACCAAAGAATGAAACACGAGAAAAAGAAGAGAAATAAGTGCCGAATACAGGCGGCCTGGTGTCCTGTAAAAGATATATAACACAAACACAACACAACTATGATTCAGTCAATTACTTTGTCTGGAGTTCCGACAGCTACCGCTCAGCCACTGACGGTAAACATCACTAAGAAACTGCGTCAGGCTTATTGCGTGAACAACGGCGTTCAACCTACTGCTACCGTCGTATTCAGTGTAGCAAGCGTCACAAACAACAACACGCAGAACATTGCGCTTATCAACGCAGCTGTAACTCTGACCTACACTCCGAAAAACGGATGTGCAGCAAAGACTATTCAGTGGACCGAACAGTTTACAGTAACCTTCATCGGTGCGGCAAATACAGCCCCTACCAGTGTGGTAGCTACAGCTTTAGTTCCGCAGGTATTCTCTTACAATGAGAACGGTTGCGGTTGCTCTGCTTGCGGCGCACTGATTGCAGTCCCGGTCACGATTACTGCTACCTTTCCCGCTTAACGAAGTTCAGGCAGCCGCGTTTAGCGCTTTCAGTCTGGCATCTGCCGATGAACCCGTAAAAAAGCGAAGGAAAAGGAAAAATGTTTGAGTGGCTTCCCGTCCGCGAGGGCGGGAAGTTTTTGAAGAAACTAATTTAAAAATATCGAGATATGGATAGAGAACAAATGATCTCCCGTTACGAGGAGCTGTATGATAAGATGAAGGACAGCAAGGACGTGAAGAATATGAAAATATTCGGCGAAGCTGCTACCTATTATTTCAAGGAAATGGCAAAGATGCATCCGGAAATGGCTATGAGCTGGCTGAGCCACCTCGAAGCAATGTGCTGGGATAATTTTTTGTCGGAAACAGAGGCCGTGAATATCGGTAAGACCATGGTCAACGAAGATGGGTTGAAAGGATTCCACTGGGGGCATGACACTTTCGTGGCTGCCGTGAAACAACTTGGAGGAGTTCCCGAAGAAAAACCTTCGTACAACTCGTATGCACTTTGTGTCACAGCCAACATGATTTACAGCGACATGGCATACAGCATCGCTGAAGACATGGGATACAAGACACCTGCCGAAGTGCCGAACGAAAAGATGGCCCTTTCATGCTACAAGAAAGCTGTGTCCTACCTGAAAGACAAGGACAAGAACTTTCAGGTGCGCCGTTACTTCAAGAAGCGCATGTACGGAGAGCCGGCAGCCATGTAACAGCCGCATAGAAGAAAAGCTGGACCTCCTTATCCGGATGGTAGCTCAACTTGACGGGATAAGAGGATTTGGCTCTAATGTGCTGGCAAATGTGGTGGGCGATATAATTATGAGAAAAAGATGATGTAGTTTGTCTTTCCACCTATATGAATGAAAATGCAGCCGGGTTTTGTCGTTTCTTCCCCGGCTGCATTGTTTTTTAATTGTAAATATCAATGTTTATAAAGAAGATTTTCTTGACAATGTAATTTCATTGACATGGAATGTGAATATGTATTCTTTTACGTTCCCATCGTATTCAATTGGGAAAAGTATTCTAATTTCTTTTCCTATTTCCGGCTTTCCCATGTCTTCCAGTTCTTGCGGGCAGTTATAGTAGTTTACAATAAAACTTTTTCTAGGATATGGAACAGCAATATCAGATAAACTACTTCCTTTTGATATAACGGAAGAAGGTATTTCAAGATTCGCATGGATTACTCTTGTCTCACCGCTTACTACTCTTCTGGAATTATTTGAAACATCTGTAAAAGACATATTATTCCACAAAATTTTGAGAGATCTATTAGTTTTGTTTAGAATATTAAAAGACAAAGAACTTTGTAATATTTCCCAGTTAATTTTTATGTATTCATCTTCATATTCGTTATTATTGTTTTTGGATACGGATTTTTTTTCACCGTTAAGTTCAACGGACTTTAGGGAAAAGTTGAATGTTGTATAATATCTGAATACAACTTTACGGTACATTTCCGCACTACACAATTTACCTTTATAAAAAAGAAAATCTGGAGCTTTGTCAATAAGATTCGGATAATACCATCTTACAATATTTTCTCCTTTCTGTTGAATCTTAGGCTGTATTCCGATGATGAATCCTACTTCAGATTCATTCATACCCTCTTTTAGTATTCCGTTTGCAATATCATCAAGATATTCTTCCCGTAGATTTGTAAATAATGGGATAAGAATTCTTCTATCAGAAAGGACAGAATTATGTATAATCCCATTTTTCCCTTTGTATCTGACAATTGAATGATAAACATCAGAGGTGTCTACGCTTATAATTTCTACTTCTTTCCCTTTTTTGATCATGCTATAGTCTAATGATTCCAAAGGCTTTGACAAATCTTGTCCCTCTTTAAAAAAATAAGCCTTATATACACCTATTTGGGATTTTATCTGTGAATGCGCCGAAATAAAACAACATAGGAATAATAAAAATAGAATTTGTCTTATCATAAATCAGAATATAGTATTTCTGTAAATAAATTATTTAATTTTACGAAAGACAACTTTATACTCTCCTTTTATTGAAGAAAGTTCTTTTTCATCACAAATCATCATTTCTCCGTTCTGAGATATAATTATTTGGTCTTTCTTTAGAAACTCAATAATAGGAGCTGCATTTTTCTTTTCTTTCCAACTGATGTTTTCTGACCATTCGCCAATTTCAGATGGGTTTTCATTCCTCATTTTTTTTTCGTCGGAATCAATTTCTTTCCCGTCAAAAAGATTTTCTTCATTCTCTTCCTGTTCTTTTTTGGAAAGAGATTTTTCAATCAAATTCTTGATTTGGCTGACATCATTTGTCATACTCCATATTTTGAAGAAAAGGATGATGCAAAGAATACCAAAAATAAATTCCAGGAATAAGGACGTAACTTCAATGTCGCTTAAATTCCTGGGAAAAATGGATTCAGGAATAATAATTAGTATAAGCAATGTTATACCAAATCTTTTTATTAATACATTTTTTTTCATGAAAATCATATTTTTATTTCAAGCAAATGTAACTATAAGCATAAAATAAAAATATGATTATGAAATGAAAATTTTAAAAGTGCTGATTTTCGGAGGAAAAATGAAAAAATAAAACAATTTTAAACGTGATGTAAATTAAAATTGCAATATATAGAGGGAAATTATCCTTTATTTTACCAGTTTAAATTAAAAAATAACACCCCTCCACAATAGCCTGTAGGGCCTGTCAAAACAAATGCAGCAAACCACTTGAGAGGTTTGCTGCATATCGCTCGAGAGGTTTGCCGCAAACCACTTTAGAGGTTGCTGGCGAATAGTTTTAAAACGGTGTCCGTTGAATTGAAGGACACCGTTTTTTGTCCTTCATTTCCACCTTCCGGCTGCCTAACTTTGAGGAAAACAAACACAAAGACATGGCAAATAGTTTAGGTACCAGACTGGCTAGAATCGACGTGCTTATAGGCGGGGCGGAACAGGCTCGTAAGCAGGTTGAAGAGATGCGTGAAGAATGGAAGAAGCTTGGTAAACAGGCACAGGAAGCCCAGAAAAACATGCAGGCTACTGTGGATACGGTTGCTTACGACAAGAATAAAAAGATATATGAAGATGCTTTAAAGCAGCAAAAACAACTTCAGAAGTCAATAACTGAATCTGAACGGAATATTAATACTGTGCAGAAATACCTTACAGATATTTCCGGACAGACTCTACGTAATCTAAATAACGCTCAGAAGGGTTTGAAACAGATGTTGCTTGGGGTAAACCCGAAAGACCTTCAAACGCTTAATACAGTTCGCGATTACATCAAACAGATAGCCGATGAAGCACAGCGCCGGAAAGGGAACCTTGTAGAGTTTTCCGACATCATAGGCGACATAGGCAATGTGAGCGACAAGTCGCTTGGCATGGCTAAACAGCGCTTGCAGGAACTTATTTCTACCACTCAGAAAAATACAAAAGAGATTCAGACTTACCGTGAACAGCTGAAAAAGGTGGAGGACGAGGAACAACGTCGTATCAGTTCAAAGGCTGGTCGTGTAATGGATAATCTGGATGGAAGTAGTGTGGCGGAAATTCAGGAAGCCATTAATGTGACAACAAAGCTTCGTGACGCTCAGAAGCTTGGTGGACAGGAGTGGGAGATTTACAATGATGAAATACAGCGTGCGCAGAAGTATTTGTCGGATTACAACAACCTGACAAAGCAGATTGCCATGTCCGATAGGATGAAAGAATTGGGGAAAGCCAGTGAATCATCCCTGGCCGAGCTGAAAAAATACTGGCAGGAGCAGGTAAACGGTGCGCAGCGTGGAAGTCAGGAACTTGCTGAATACGAATCAAAGCTTAAACAGGTTTTGGATGAAGAGAAGAAACGATCGGCTAAAAGTGCAGTCAGTGTATTCAGTAATTTAAGTGGAAGTAGCCTTACTGAGATTCAGGATGCAATTAAGGCAACAACCCAACTTCGTGATGCAACAGAACTTGGTTCAAAGCAGTGGGATATATATAATCAGTACATTGAGCGAGCTAAGAAGTATCTTTCTGATTTTGAGAATACAAGTAAAAATGCGGCTATTGCAGAGCGCATGAAGAATATTGGGAATGCCAGCACATCCTCACTGGCTGAACTGAAAAAGTTCTGGCAGGAGCAGGTGGATGGGGCAGAACTTTCTTCACAGAAACTACAGCAATATCAGCAAAACTTGGAAGCGGTTATCAAGGAAGAGCAGAACCGAATTTCCAATCGTGCGCAAACCACACTCGGGAAAGTCCAGACCGGCACATTCGATGGCACAATAGCCCAGACAAAAGAAGCCATCAAGTTGCTTGAACAATACAAGCAGCAGCTAAAGACAAGCGACACAAAGGGAGTAAAGGAGGTAGAGTCGGCCATCAATTCACTTAACGAGAAACTGAAACAATCATCTGCCGAATTTACTTCACTGAAAGATGCGCTTGATAAAGCTGAAACGGTTGGTCAAGGTACGTTCGACGGTACATACGAAGACCTTGAAAAGCTGAAAAAATCGCTAGAAGAGTATAAAAAGAAGCTTGAAGTAAGCGATACAAAAGGCTTGAAAAAAATTGAAGATGCGCTGAGCACGATTGAGAAAAAACAGAAAAATTCTGTGTTAAGCGCAAAGGAACTTGATAAAGTCCTTCTTTCTCTGAAAACGGCTTCTCTTGAAGATTTACAAAAGGCCGCTGCACAGCTTCAGGAAGAACTTTCGAAAACCGGACGTGACGCAAAGAAGTATGTCGAAAAATCAATGGACCTGCGCCGGGTAAACGAGCAGATTAATGAAGTGAAGCGAAGCTGGCAGGAACACGATAACCAGATTGTAGCTACCATCAAGCGTTTGACAAGTTATGTGCTGGTATATGCCGGATTCAATGAGGTGGTAGGACGTATCAAGCAGTTGTATCAGGCTAACTTGCAGTTGAGTGACAGTCTGGCCGACATCGAGAAGACCACCGGGCTTTCCACTGAGTCAGTAGCCGAGCTGAGCCGTGAAATTGACAGTATCGACACCCGTACCGCACAGCAGGAACTTCACGACCTGGCATACGAAGCCGGTAAGTTAGGTATTTCTGCCAAAGAAGATGTGTTGGGATTCGTGAAGGCAGGTAATCAGTTGCTCGTAGCATTGGGAGAAGATTTGGGAGGTGCTGAAGCGGTACGTCAGCTGATGAAGGTAAATGCCATTCTGGGTGAGACACAGAAGCTCGGAGTGGAAAAAGCCTTGCTCGCCACCGGTTCTGCTATCAACGAAATATCCCAGACCAGCCGTGCTTCTGCCGGTCCGATTGTCGATGTAGTAAACCGTATCGGAGCTATCGGAGAAGCGGCAGGACTTTCCATGTCCGATCTGATTGCGCTGGCCGGCACACTCGACGCGCTTGGTCAGCACGCCGAAATGGGTGGTACGGCTTTGAACACCTTTATCTCTACACTTACCAGTAACACCACCGAGGTGGCGCAGGCTGTGGGTCTGAGCGATGATTACTTGAAAAACCTGATTGAACAGGGTAAAACCATTCAGGCCGTAATCGCTGTATTCGAGAAGATGAACGCCATGGGCGGACTGGATGTGCTGGCTCCGATTATGAAAGACCTCGGTAGCGATGGCGAGCGTATCAAGCAGGTGCTCGTTACCCTTTCTTCCGGCGTAGACGAACTGAAGGCACAGGTATTTACTTCTTCCCGTGCGTTTAAGGAAGCTACCAGCGTGACGGATGAATACAACATCAAGAACGAAAACGCCATGGCCATCATGCAGCGTATGGGGAACGCCATCAAGGAATCGTTTATCAACAGCGGATTTGTGGAATGGCTAACTGATGTGCTTCGCTATATTTCGAGCATTCCCAACCGGTTTGAACGCGGAGAGACTTTCATACGTCTGATGGCAGTTGCGCTTCAGGTGCTGGTGGGAGTAATGATAGCCACGTCTTCGGCGGTGCAGAAGGCTAGTGCAAACATTGTGCTGTTTACGAAAATGGTAAAAGCAGGAACAGCATCTGTGAATATATTCAAAATAGCCTGGCAGGCCCTTACATTTGCCATGAGTATGAATCCGATCGGATGGGTTGTTTTGGGCATTACTGCGCTGACTTCGGCTGTTACTTATTTCAAGAAATCAGTAGACGAGGCAACAAAGGCACAAGCTGGATTTGAAGCAGCCATACAGAAGGAAACATTTGAGCTTTCCAATCTGAAATATGCGATTGACAAGGCAAATGTATCGAACGGAGAGCGTGCGGCACTGATTAAGCAGCTGAATGACAAGTATGGGGCATACCTTGGATTTATGGTCACTGAAAACAACTATGCCGAGAAGCAGGAATACATTTACAGCCTGATTAATGCCCGTCTTCGTGAAACGCTGGCGCTGAAGATGCGCGACAAGATGATGGAAAACATTGCCGACAAATACACCGACCAGATTCAGGAACTTCAGTCGAAGATTATTGCTTCGCTGAATAAAATGCAGAATGTGGGAGAAACCAATGCCGGCGATGCCATGGCCCTTATCATGGACGGGATGAATAAGGTAGTAGAAGAAGGAGGTAATCTGTACGACGCGCTGGATGGCTTTATGGAGAAATATGACAAGAACATAAAGCAACTCCCGTTCAGTTCCGACGCTTTAAAACTGATGAACATACTGAAAAATATCCGTAAGGAAGCAGGGCAGACTCAGACTTTCCTTGAAAGTACGCAGCGTGCTGCCGAGAGAAAGACCGAAGAGCTTATGTTGCAAGACCTCCGTAAGTCCAACCAGGACATTCTTTCTTCGTCCGACCTGCCTGAACTGAATACCTATTTGCAGCAGGCGACTACCTACGTGCAACGTCTGCGTTCAGATGTTGAATATTTGAATGCAAAACGTGAGAAAGGAAAGAAATTGACTGAGCTTGAAACTGCAGAGCTTGAAAGGCTGAATGAAAGGAAAGAAAAAGGGATAATGCTGAATAAGCTCGAGGAATCCAGACTGGAAGAATTGAACGATAAGCGTAGGAAGGGAGAGAATCTTACCGATTCAGAACTGAAGGAACTGAAAGAGAAGAACCGCCTGTTAGGTGCATATCAGTACAACATAGATCAGGTGGAAAAACGTATTAAGGCCATCGGACTGGAGTCTGTATGGGGACAGGGGGTATCGCTGGAAACAGCCGGAGTAGACAAGCTGGTAGCTACCTACAAAAAGCTGGAGGCCATGATGAAGAGCATTAATGAGGACAAGGACTATGCAGACACCTTCGCTGCCCGCGGATTCAAGTCGGCCAAGGAAGAATACGAGGCGCTGAAAAAGATGGAGCAGGATGTGGCCAAGGTGCTGGCTGAGAAATGGGGTCGCGACACAAGTGGTAACTGGCTCAAAGTACGTAAGTCAGGCACACGTGGTGAGCAGAAGGAAATGAATGATGAAATCAGTGCGGCCATGTCTGCGCTCGAAGCTTACTTCCTCCGCCGTCAGCAGGCTATCCGTCAGGCATATCTCGATGAACAGATAACTACTGAGGAGATGAACCGCCAGATTGACGCGACCGAGGAAGAGCATCTGCTGGCACGTGTGGAGCTTCGTAAAAAGCTGTTGGGTGAGGAGAACACCTTCAATCAGAATTTATACGGAATGGAAGGTAAGAACCTGGAATCTACTGCTGCATTGATTAAGAAGCCGGGCGAACGTCAGACTGACGGATTACGTAAGAATCTTGAAAAAGACCTGCTCGAAGTACAGAACATGGCAGTGAAATACCGTCAGACTATCGAGAAGGAACTGCTTAAATACAACCCATTTGAAAGCCTTGTCAACCAGTTTGAGGAGTCGCTTGACAAGCTTCGTCTGCTGAATACCGATGCGGAGAAAGAGTTCCGTATGAGTTTAGGATTTAGCGGAGTGATTGACGAGAGTGCAGTGAAGGAAAGAATTAATGCCCTTGTTTCTCTGTCGGAAGATGCTTACAGTCTGAACGAAGACCAGTTGCGGACTTATCTTAGCAACATTGACGCGGTATGGGCCGAAAGCATGAGCCCGGAGCAGATGTCGCTCATGCTGAAAAAGCTGCGTGATTTCTACCAGGACTCAAAGGCCGCTGCCGAGAAGTATGCAAAGGACATCAAGGAAATGATAGACGTGCAGTGGGAAACCAGCGGAAACCAGAAACTTTGGGAAGACCGTATAAAAGGTACGGACGAACGAACTGAACTTATGGGTGCTGCAGGTAATCTTGGACTGGCATCCACACAAAGTTCCTTCCTTGGTACTTCCGAAACGGATAATGCAGAGCTCGAAGCCTTGCGGATAAAATTGGAAGCGGCGGCGCAGTATTATGAGCAGTTTGAAAGCCGTAAGAAAGAACTGATACAGCAGGCAATTGCTTCCGGCGCTACGCAACAGCAGGCAGAAGAATCTTTCCTCATGGCGCAGAAGGAGGCTTACGACAACTACATAGCTGCAAGGGAAGAACAATCCTCAAAAGAACTTGAAATCACGGAGAGCAAACTAAGCACACTAAAGAACTACACCGATGCAGTCGTGGATTTCAGTGAGCAGATGGGAGAAGCTGCATTTGCCGAAGTGGACGACCGTAAGCAAGCTGCAAAAATGTTGCTCCAAACAGCGATGAAACTCACCAAAGACTTGATTATGCAAAAAATAACCGAGTTGTTGATGAAGAAGACTCTTGGAGACCAGGAAGTAGCACAGGAAGCGGCTACAAGTGCTACTGTTACAGCTATTCATGGGTCACAGGCCATTACTGATATGACAGTAGAAGGGGCAAAGACTGAAGGAGATGTAACTTCTGGTATTGCGAGGGGATCAGCAAAAACAATCGGAGACCTAGGATGGTGGGGTATCCCATTGATTGCAGTTATCAGTGCGGCGCTTTCCGCCCTGATGGGCCTTGCAATGGGTAAGCTAAACAAGGCAAAGCAGGATGTGGCAGCTGCTACCGGAGTAAGCAGCAGCAAGGGCCGTGTAGCAGCCGGAATGCTTACCTACGCAGAGGGTGACTATCCGGTACTGGGGAACGACGGACAGATATACAACGCACGCTACCAGAAGGAGCTTAAAACGGGTGTGTACGGCGGAGGTGCGCATTTCGGTATTTTCTCTGAAAAGAAGCCTGAAATGATTGTGGACGGCGATACCACACAGAAACTTATTCTGAACTATCCCCACATCTATGAAAGCATCCTCACCATTGCGCGTCACGGACAGCTAAAATCGGCAGCCATGCCGACATTTGCCAGCGGAAGCTATCCTTCCATGCCGGCACAGATTACCCAGGTTGCATCCGGAGCTACGGACATGACCATGCAGAACGAGCAGATGACACAAATGCTCGGAAGTGTGGCCGAAGCGCTTTCCACACTGAACGAGCGTCTGAGCAAGCCGATTAGCGCCACCGTAGACCCATACGGGAGCAAGGGAGCGGTAAACCAGTTGAACAAAGCCAGCAATTTTATGACCAAACGCGGACTGATAAAATAATGACACGATGAAAGGACTACAGATAAAGATTAACAGCCAGTGGGTAAAGCTGTCGGAAGATTTTTCCATTACATTGGAGCAGTCGAACCCACTTTTCAATGACCAGGGAACATTCTCGTTCCCTTTCGAAATTCCGCTGGAACCAAACCGCGAGATTTTCAAGAACATTGCCGATCCTTGGGGAGACATTAGCCTGAAGGACATTGACCGTATGCCCGCAGAGCTTTGGGTGGACGGCGTGATGATATACCGTGGTGTGATAGAGACCGACGATGAAGTGGAGTTCGAAGATACACTTCCCGTCACATTCATTTCCGGTAACAGCGATTTCATGGACCGTATAGAGGGAATGAATGCAAGGGATATTCCTCTCGACAGGGAGATAAAGCTGGGGTATAGGGTAAAATCAGCTTCCACACAATATTCCAATACGGATGATAATTTATTTATAACCATATACCTTAACGATGGAGTGATGAATTACACCGAGAGCAACGAATCGGACCCTTATCCTATAAAGCCATATTGCAATGTAAGGGTATGTACACCAAACGATGCAGGAAGCTATAATATATTGGAACCCAGAAGACCGTACAGCGGTGTATGCTTCTACGTAATGTATCTTCTTGATTGTTTCTTCAAATATCTGAATATCGGCGTACAAAAGAACGATTTGTCCACAATGGAAGACATGTGCCGTCTGGCATTTTTCAGCACGCAGTGTCATACGGAAGAAAAGGGAGATTCATTTTCTGTATCATGGACAGATATTATGATGAATAATTTTATGGGTTCATCATTTTCTCTTCATTATGACTTAAAGTATAATGTAATTCCAGGTGCTAATTCATACAGAAAAATTGCGACATTTCTTACCCAGAACTTTTCTTATAGCGCGGTGAATGTTTTTGCTACCAATCAGAATTTCCCGGATGTAGAAATGGAAGATTTGATTGAAGACCTGCAAAATGCTTTTGGTATCCGGTTCTTGTACGACAGTGCAAAAAATACGATGGATGTCATATATATAAAAGACATTCTGAAATCGGATGAAACATCCATTCTTGATGTGGAAATAGTGGGGATGCAGTTGAAAAAATCAAAAGAAAAGACCATACGCCTTACATACGGCCAGGAAGATGATACTGCATTCAATTATGATGATTATTCCAATGTGAAGGAAAAGAATAATTACATGGAGATTCTTCAGCAGGGACAAGCATCCAATGACACTACATGCTATCAGGATAAACTTACAGGGAACTCCTATCGTATAAAAGTGGACGAGAATACTGGAGGAAATCCTTCGTTGTTTGAGGTTGGTGGATTCCGTGATTATTTAATCGGAGGCACATCGACGGAAGAAGAGGAAGATGAAATATCTATCAACTTTGCTCCGGTGATGATAAATGATGTAAACGGTCAGACAGTAGTTTCAGAGGCTATGTCTGGTAAAGAAGGTCAGCAGATTCTGGCTGTATTTGCCGATCAGGAACTTCTGTCGGAAAGGAATGCAAGTTTCAGTCTTATTCCCGGGATATTGGGCGTAGCACCTTCTCACATGATGAGATACAAGCATGAGATAACGCTGAGCTATCTTTCCGATGAAAATTATGACAAAGAATCAGCAGAAGAATCACCCATGCGTACTTACGATGCCGGATTTTGTCTTGGAATCATGCGCGGGCCTGGCAGTGAATCAGGGATAGACTACACCGAAAACTACGACGGTGAAGGGAACGATTCGTGGGTACAGACGGTAGCCAACAGTGCTTTTACAGCCGACAGCTGCGATAACTTTGGCCGTTTCTTTGATTACAACGGCACGGAGCAGGGTGGAGTAGACCAGTCCGGGCGATTCTCGCTCAAGCTGGTGGCCGGGAAAGACAAGTATCCCGCTTCTCAGGCATACCAGGACCGTGGACTGGTGTCAAAATTCCTTTCGGAGTATCTTTACTTCCTTTACAACCGGAAGACCGTGATACTGACAGTAAGAATGACCATATCGCAGATTGCAGGACTGGACATGCTCAAGCGCTACCAGATAGGTAACTATGTGGGATTCATCAATAAGTTATCCTACAGCATTGACCGTAGCGGGATTACGGAGGTAACAATCGAACTATATACCATTTAATGAAGAAATAAAACATGGCAATACAGGTATTACAGCAGCCGCCACAGATAGCATTTGCAGGCGACCCCATAGTGGTTAAGGCAAAAACCACGCTGAGCGGAAAAACTTTTCTCCGCATAAAGATTACGGTCAATTCCACCGCATTTGCCGCATCGGAAGAGTTTCCTTATTCTGAAAGCTATTCCTTTGAGGTTGGTTCCGACGGGATAGCCGTTTTCAACATCGGAGAGACCATAAAAACTGCGCTGTCAAGAAAGATGACGTTTGATGTGAACGGTACGCAGAGCCTTTCACAGATGACATACGCCGCACGATACACCATTACTTACAAAGAATCGTATCTGGACGGGATGGTAGAGATAGAAGAAGATGAAACCACTTCCGAGCAGTACAATGCCATACCCGGAAGGCTCACGGAGTTTGAACGCCTTACCACATCCAATGTAGATACCACAGAGATTTTAGGTGAGGGACGCATCTTGAGCCGTAAACCGGAGGGAGATATTGTCCCATTGGGATGGATACTGTGTATTCCTGCAGTAAGTACCCGATCGGACACCATTACCTACAGCGTAGTGCAGGGAGAAGAATCGAAAGAATATTCCGAATACACACGTGGTGCGCTGGTCCCGGATTCATTGCAAATAATCACATCATCGTTGAAGGAAGGTGAGCTTACAGTGAACACCGGATTTGAAACCGGGAAGAAGCGCTATGCGGTAAAGGCAAACCCGCTCATGCGCCACTTCATATTCCTGAACGGGTTCGGTTTGATGGAAAGTGTAGTCGCTTTTACGCGCGATTCGCTGGAGTATGACATACAGAGTGAGCTCTACACGCTGCCTGCTGACATTTCCTACCGTGCTACCACGCGCACTGCCAGCTATGCACAGACGCCTTCAGGAACTTTTTCCATGAGCAGCGGATTTGTAAACAGAGAGTGGGCCGAATGGTGGCTCACGGAATTTGTGGTGACGCGAAAGGCATGGATGTACGATAACGGCACATACATACCCGTCGCCATCATACCAGAAGAGACGAACAAACTTTATGACCGCGCTAAACCAGGTCTTATTTCCGTGAATTTCAGTGTGCGGTATGGATTCTCAGGAAGTACTATGAACTCATTCGTCTAACGGAAGGAATCCTTCTCCGTTTTTCTTCTGTAGTTTTTCTTTCAACCGGATAACCTGCTGGCGGAGCATACGGTTCTCTTCCAGCAGGATTTCCGCACTGGTCATCCCGCTGGAAAGGTCCATACGGTTTAAGTCTGTAATCAGGCAGTAAGGTGTCACTTCAAGTCTATTACATATATCAAGCATGTCTTTTATGCGCATGGTGCTTTTTTCTTTCCTCCAAGAGCGTATTTTCCATTCGCTAAGATCCATTGTTTTAATTAGTTCCGAACGGTTTTTCCCCGTCACACTATCTTTCCCAAAGAAATCATTTATATATTCAGGGTGGAATACTATTGTTTTCCAATTTTCCGACCGGTAATAGTCGTACACGTTTATCTTTGGTTCAATCCCATTGTCCCGATAAAATATATGCCTTGTGCTGATGTGGTATTTATTGCATAGTTTTATCAGTGAGGTAATCTGCATGTTACCTTCTATAAACAGCTCGCTAAAGTATTGCATACCAGCAACCTGAATTACTTTTTGTCTTGCTACTCCCACAACGATATGAAAGTTTCCAAGGAGATTCCAGTTGGCTTTCCATTCTCTTATTTTATTACCTGCATATATATATTCCGCGTTTTCTTCTGATAAAAGTTCCGCTTCTTTAATTCGTATTTTTAATTTACGATTTTCTTCCAAAAGAGAGGTCCTTTCTTGCCTGTATTCTCTGATAGTTTCTTTTAAATCTGAGATTTCCTGCCAAACTCGTGGAGAAATACCTATTTCTGTGGCTTCATATTTTTGAAGTTTCTCGTTTTTATCTTCCATGAATACGTCTATGTCGATGCCGAAACGGTTGCATACCCCGATAAGCCAGTTAACCGTGCACCCGCCTATCTTCGGATTCTGCCATCTAACGATGCTTGTGACTGATATTCCGATCTGACGCGAGAATTCAGCAAGCGAAGGAATTTTGGTAAGTCCCTGCGGACCGTAGAGCCAGCGCAAGTTTTCGGGTATGAATCTCACCTCTTTAAAATCTTCATCCGGTATGACATATTTGAAGCGATTACCGAGTAAATTTTCAGGAGGAGCCGACATAATGAAGTTTGACAGGCTTATGTGGAATGTGTTGCACACCATTACGATGTCATGCACGAGTATATTGTCTTGATTATCAACCTTTCTTTTATACATGTATGATTTTCCGTACACCTTCTCCGACACGCCTTTTTCGCTCAGGCCGAAGAGCTTGGGAAGATTATTGAACAGGAAAGAATTGAAATAGTACATAAAAAATCAGTTTAAAATTGTTATTTCAGTAACAATTATAATGCGATTGTCAAATTAAAATTGTTACTTTGTATGGTAAAAATAACAAAAAACGACCGAAACCGCAAAAGCGAGAAACGACAATATATATCAGAAGTATGAAAATGAGCATCATTGAAGCATTATCCGAAAAAAAGTTGAGCCCCATGCGGCTGGGATTTAGCCGCTACCTGGTGGAACATTACGGAATGAGCATGAGCACGGCGTACCAGAAGATCAGGTTGAACCGCGTGCGCCGGTGGGAGGCGGAAGGCGTGGAAAAATGCCTGAGAGATTTTGATCCTGACTACGAAGGGGAACTGAAAGACTTCTTTTCCGGTGTGAGAAAGAAGGGAGAATTTATCGAGTTCATGAAAGAACGAGGTATGGGCGAACATGCGCTGCGTGCGCATTTCCGTAACTTCGATTTCACGGAAGTAGAACTTCGCGGGCTGGAATCTATTTATAAGGAGTACAAGAAACAAATGGAGGAAATGTGATGGGATATATGTTGGAAAGACAATGGGAAGCGCACACACGCATTCAGGACGGATTCTCAAGAATTGTTTTTGAAGACGGAGAGGAAATCACGGTAAAGAACGACGGAAAGACGGGAATTGACTTCGTAGAGGAATACCTCGACGAGATGAAGAAAAACTATCCCTCACACCTGGTGGCAGCCGACCAGCTTCTGCAGATGCGACTTGGACGTTCTTATAAGACCATACGGAACCTTCGCAGCCGCTATCTGTCAGAGCTTGCGCTGGTAAGCCTGAACTGTTGTTTCGGACGCGAGGACGATATTCCCGACCATGAAGGTCCGGAAGACTTCAATACCGAGAACACGCACTGCCCTATGCGATATAACTGTCCGTTCAACGGATTCAACCCCGCCTTCAAGGATAAAAAGGAGGTGTGCTGCAATCCGATGTACGAGTGCGGACTGACTCCCACTCAGGCTGCTGTGGCGAACATGCTGGTAAATACTTCGCTCACCTACGAAGAGATTGCCGACGAAATGGGATGCAGCTATTCCAATATAGACAACATGCGGAAACGTATTTTTGCGAAGTTGGGTGTGGCTACACGTCCTGAGCTTATGTTAACGCTAAAAGGAAAGCGGCTGGTATGAAACGAAGCAGAGCGGTATATGAACAGCGTTTCCATGTGCGTTACACGGAAATAGCGATAGGCTATCCCGAAGGTAGCGTGAGCATAGCTTGCAGCAACCTGTCGAAGTCGTGCATGCAGAAGCTTATGAACGAGCTGGTGTACGACGGATATTCTTCCACAGGAAGCGTGCAGGAAAATACGATTTACCTGCATGAGCCAGACCCTATGATGTGCCTGCCAGATAGCCTGAAAGAAATGATACAAGCAAAAATGGAAAGCATGAACTACGAGGTGACATTCCTCTTTTAAAATTCCCTGAAATGATTTCTGACAAGACAGTTGATAAACTCAATGCGCTCCCGCTTCCCGACGTGATGCGCAACAACGGATACCTTCCCGCATCGCAGACCGCACGCAGCGTATTCTACCGCTGCCCGTTTCACGACGAGAAGAACGGAAGTTTCTGTGTGAGCAAGTTCCCCCCAAAGGGCGAACGCTATGCCGCCTTCAATTGCTTCGTATGCGGCGAGCAGAACCGGAGCAAAGGGGTAGGGGCCATCATGCTGCAGCAGCGCCTTCTGGAACGCGCAGGAGAGAAACACGACTTTCCGGACGCGGTGAACCGGCTGGCCAAAGACTTCAACCTGATTATTGAAGGAGATTACAAAAACGGATTCCTCCACCGGGCACGCAAGACCGCCCCGCAGCCGGAAGTGGATTTCCGCATCCGTAAGGGCGAGTTTACACCCGCCGAGCTCCGTGCGCTGGGCTGCCAGGTGCTCCCCGTGTTCCGCGCCGGGAAAAACACAAGCGAAGGCCCCGAGCAGACAGCCGTGACCGATGCCGACGGAAACAACCTGTTGCGCTGTTCGTTCAATCCCGATTTCTACCGGGGAAACACACCCGCTCCCTTCGACAGCACCCAGCTCCGCACCATGTTCAACCTCTATCCGCTGGAAAGCTATGTCACACCCGAGAAGGCCGATGCCGACGGCGTTCTGACCAGCTACGAAGTGAAGTCCACACCTTCTTACCCGGTATTCCTTTTCCGCTACGAAGACGAGAACGGCTGGTGGGCACGGAAATATGAGCCCTATTTCCGCGAGACGACCGATTCGGACGGTCGCCGCCAGCCCAACTACAAGTTTACCTGGTGGTACCAGGGAGGAAGCCGTCCGGAAGGATTCCACAAGGAAATCTACGGCGACGCTGACGTGATGCGTGCCCTGCAGACCGGACGTGTGGAAACCTCCGACAAGGAAGGACATCCCATTATCAATATAGAGAAAACCCGGGTGGACGAGCAGGGGCGGCGTACCCGTGCTTTTACCGACGTGTTCCGCCGGATTGTGATCTGTTCCGGCCCGCGCGATGCCATCAATGTGTACTTTCATAGCGACGCTCATGTGGTGTTTCCCCACTCCGAGAGTGTGGAGATTTCGTCGGAAACGATCCGTCGCCTGCTGGACAACTCCATGGAAGTGTTTGTGCTGTATGATATCGACCGCACCGGCATACGCGCCATGAACCGGCTGGCCCTGAAACACGTGGAACTGAAAGTGCTCTATCTGCCCGAAGACCTCTCCACCCAGTACAATCCCCGCAGCGGGAAAACGTGCAAGGATGCCGAAGAGTTCTTCAACTTCTACCCGGCAGTGATGCGCCGCAATGAAAAACTCATGCACACCAACGTAAACCGCTACTTCGACGATCTGCTAAAGACCGCCCGCCGGATGCGGTTTTGGGACGTTCAGTACCAGACCAAAAAGCAGGAAGACGAAAGTAAGGTAGTGGTCCGGAAATACACCCTGAACTTCGACAATATGGCCCAGTTCCTTTCGGCCAACGGATTCTACAAATACACCGACGAAGCGGACACGACCAAGTTTGTGCATATCAGCAACAACATTGTCGATGTGGTGGAAGAGAGCCAGGCACTGAGCGAAGCCAAGGAAATCATGAAAGACTTCCTGATATACAACTCACAGTATTACTCCGAGGAACTGAGCAACGCCATCAGTACCCAGAAGAAAATCGGACGCGACACCATGTCCGGCATCAAGAAAGTAGACCTGAACTTCATGTCGTGGGGGAAGGATTTCGATTATTTCTTCTTCCGCAACTGCGCCGTGAAGGTGACGGCCGACAGCATCGAGCCGGTAGACTACGTGGACCTTCCTTTCCATGTCAACCGGAAGGCGATTATTGACGCCGATTACCATCCGCTCAAGTCCCCGCTGTTTACCATCGAGGAGAATCCGGAATATGCCGCACGTAAGGAGCTGAACAGGCAGCGCATGGCCGACAAATGGATGAACGAGAACGAGCGCCGCCGTGAGGATGCAGAGTTCATCGCCTACCAGCGTCTGTACCGTTTCCTGCTGAGAATGCCGAAAGACATTGACCAGATGCCTGTCTGCGTGCAGTGGCTGTATGACACCAGCCGCATACACTGGCGAAAGGAAGCCGAAGGCTATCCGCTTACCGAGCTGGAAAAGCAGCGACAGGACATGCACTTCATTTGCAAGGTAGCGCTCATGGGCTACATGCTTTCGCGCTATCGTACAGGCACCATGCAGAAGATGGGAGTCGTGACGGATTACACCGTGGCCGACGAAGGAAAGAACAGCGGAGGTACCGGAAAAAGTTTCTTCCGTTCTTTCTTCGAACTGGTGCGGAAGGTGTGCTACATCCCCGGTCAGACCTTGAAGAAGAAAGAGAATATGGCCAAGAACTTCGACAAGTTCCATTATACCGTAGACAGCATGTGTCTGATAGACGACCTTCGCCCCGACATGATGGGAAGCGAGTTCTACAACATTACGGACAACATTACGGTAAAGACCCTGTATCACGATGAAATGACACTGCCGCGCGAGGCAACCCCGAAGATATTCATTACCATGAACAAGATGCCGTTCGACATGACCGAAGGAAGCACCTCGCGCCGTATCTTCCTGGCCATGCAGAGCGATTACTACCACGACGAGGACTACGCCGGCCAGTTCAAGAAACGCACGCCGCAGACTAAGTTCGGGAAAGACATATTCCTGGAAGCCACCGAAGAAGAACGTGACGAAGCGGTGTACATGATGCTGCAAAGCTGTCAGTTTTACCTCGGCCTGCAGGAAAGCCTGATACCGCCCATGTCGCAGGACGGTCAGATGCGAATCCTTTACTCCGCCATCAAGGACCAGGTATTCATTGACTGGGCCAACCATTTCTTTGCGAACCAGTGGCACTGGTGCCGTCCGGTATCTATCAGTGAAATGGCCATCAGCTACCTGGAACACCGGGGCGACGCGGTGACATTGCAGAGCGTGAAATCCGTGAAGAACGAAATGATAGAAAAGATGCAGGCTTACTGCTTCAATATGCAGTACACCATGAACCCTTCCATCGTCTACCGCTCGGACAAAGGCTCCAAATATCCCCGTCACTACGCCTGGGAGCAGGAGTTTATGAACGACACGATCCGTCGTGAGGAACGCACCCGAAAATTTACCCGTGTGTGCTTCTTCTACAAGTTGGGTGAGGAACCCAAAGACTCCAAGGAGATACTTTCCTGCCCGGAAACCGACGAAGAGTGGGAGGAAAAGAAGCGTTTTGAAGATGATTAATAACCTTAAAAAGAAAAGAATATGGCAAGAATTTTAAAACATGAAATCCCGGCAGCGTCAGAGTTCAAGCTTCCGCTTTATGAGGGAAGCAAGCTGCTGAAACTTGATGTGGTAAACGAGAAAGCATATATCTGGGCACTGGAGGATGAATCGAGACCAAAACGGGGAGTAAAGTTCCGTATGGTTGTAACCGGTGAAGAATTAAATCTCGACCCTTTTATGTTGTATATAGGCACCTTTATACTTTTCAACGGTTCGTTTGTAGGACATTTGTTTGTGGACACTTCTGTTCCGATTATGCTGGGTATAGGACTTTAAAATAGTGGGATATATGGAAAACAATCAGAATGAAAAAGTGAGTATCACTTTTGAAGTGGAAAAAGAATTTATCAAAGCCGTGATGCTTGTTTCAGGAATCAGTATGAAGGACGCTGAAGAAGCTATGAATGAGCTCGACAATGTGGTTATCAATGAAGATACGCTTCAAGATTTAGAAACCATGGATGGCGACATCCAGCAGATAAAAACAGGTATTTCAATGATTGCCATCGGTATGGCCTACAAGAAAATTACTTCCAAAGAAAAGAAAACTAAAACAAACGGACTTTTTGCGAAGCTTCAGGCTTTGAAAGAGGAGAGTAAGAGGTTAGGAAAGGAGGAGTGGCAATAATGGAAGTTCCTATAATCATGGAAGAAGCATATTGGGCAAATAGTACACTTTCTATTGCCCGATATTATGGTGGAATTGTATTCAGGAGGAAAGAATACTTCATCGTAAACAAGGATGGAATTAAGCTACTTGAGTTAAGCGACCCTGACAGCCCACACTACGTAAAAGGAGGTATGGCCATTCCACCCGGAGAACCGGCCGACCTGGTACAGAATGAGTGGATTCCAGTCTACAAGGCATTAGGAAGGAAGAAAACCTTTGAGCTGGTACAATCTGGTAAGACACTGGGAGAAGCTTTGAAAATAGTGAAGGAGATGAAGAAATTGAATAAAGTGAAATGAGACGAATACTTTATAACGCAAGCGATACAGAAACATTCCAGCGTATTGTAAAAACGGCTAAGAATGGAATTTTTGGAGGCACTTCGGCCACAATGGATTACCTTGATAAGTGCCGATGGTTTTTGGAACGATACGATTGTATAATCATATTTACACGTGATGAAGGAGCCCATACCTGCGGATGGTGGAAAAATCCGGATTACGAAAGATGTTACCACCTGTCAATTTCATTTCCTGGGGGATGGAACAGGAAGAAAGCGGAATATATTCTTGACAGGATATTCGGATATAATAAGCGTATGCTGTGGTGTGAGCCTCCATATTCAGAAGAGGGGAAGCAAGCTGGAGTATTCCACTACCGGCTATTCTGTGATGTAAACTGGAATCCGATAATGCCTCGTGGAGAAGTATATTCTACAAAATTTACGGAGCTTGGATGGAAAAGCTTTTCGGAACTGCATGGAAAATAAAATTGGAGAATGACAAATGCTAATAAAAAAGAACTTTTCTGTGGTTTTTGAAGCCGGGACACCACCGGTTAGATTCCGTGAAGAATACCTTCTTCCGGTCCGTACAGAAGAAGAGCATACCGATCATTCAACCCTTCATCAGGCTGCAAAAGGAGCCATCGCAAAAGATTTAGGGATTATGAGATGTGAAGTTCGGATTCTGAAAATTATGGAAATTCATAATCACTTGATAGTTGAATAAAACCATAAATCGAAGTACATAGCCTATGTTTGAACTAATTAGAGTCTTCCCCACTCATGCTTCTCCCTATGTTGGAGGATATGTGGATTTTGACAGGCAATACACTGTCGAAGAGTTCATCGAAGAAACCCTGAAAAAGTACCCGGCTATTAGCGGTCCCTTCGTCGTAGATGCGACTTCACTCGTTGCACACTACCGGAAAGGGAAGCTGTTAAATGAAGAGTTCCCGGAAAAGGTTTTAAAAGCCAGGATTGCGGCTGTCTCCTTTTATACAGGATGGAATAAAGCCGATTATGTTATCACTAAATTAGAAGGACAATGATTTCAGAAGAAGTAAAGAAAAAACTGCGTGAGATGTCGGACCAAATAAGAGCATCCGAATCAGAATGGGGGACAATTCAAGCTTGTGTTACTTGTAGACACTTTGCTTGGAACCTCAATTTAGACAAGAAAGGAATAGTATGTACTACCTTTTATTGTAGGCTTTCTGGCGAATCGGTAAGAAGACTAAATATATGTAATAAGTTCCAGAATAAAGATTACTTGTCGAATCTTAGAAGTGAAAGAGAAAACGAATTTTTGGAACAGTACATACGTCCATTAGAATACGTCGGGATTGTCAATAGAGTGCTTGAAAGTACGATTCCTAATCAGATGGTACTTTATGCAGCAAAGAAAATACATGGTAAGGCAGTAGAGATCCAAATAAATATGGATAACTACGAAACGCATACAATTACATTTTTCATGGATGATCAAAAAACATGCGACCGGATTTGGATGAAAACGACCATTCCTTCTTCCGCAAAATGTGGAGACTCGTATTCGAGATTATTAGCTGATTCCATAAAAAATGCTTTATCTGAATTTGAAGAGTTTTGTAAAAATAAAGAATAACATCATGAAAGAAGAAGAAAAACTACTGTTACTGGAAGATATTTCAGCCAGATTACCGTTCGGATTGGCGTTTATCACTAAACAAGGAATGATTGAAATGGACGTTATAAACTTAGCCGACAGATATAAGGTATGGGCTTATAAGAAAAAAGACAAGAATGGTAACGAAATTGGCCTGAATGCCGAAACATTAAAAGGCGAAAGATGTCTCGGGAAAGGGTTCAGATTGGGAGATATAAAACCGATACTCTATCCGCTGTCTTCAATCACAGAAGAAATCTTTGTGAACGGCTCGGAAATCTGCCCGATGAAGTACCTGGCAGAAGCATTCGATTTCGACGGGTATATGGGCCTTTATACCACCTGGAATTTCGACGAAGAAAGAGAATGCGTGGAGTTCTTCGCCTGGGGATGTAAGGTGTGCGAAATGAACTTGCAGAGCTTCTTTATTACACCGGAAGAAGGGAAGCATAACAGCACTCAATTGGGCCTTCGTCATTTCCAGCAAGTCTTTCACGTGCTGCATCAGTGCCACATCGACTATCGCAACCTGATCAGACAAGGACTGGCTGTTTCAGCTTTAGTTTTGGATAATAACCCTTATAAATAAAATAGCCATGTTTAGACCGGAAGATTATGTAACACACGATGTAGGATTGCTTTTGAAAGAAATAGGTTTTAATGAAAACTGCAAATATTCATATTTAGAGAACGGGCTTAGGTGTTGTCCATCTGAATATGAGCAAAATTTCAATCTTTCAGAAAAAAGATGTTCATGCCCAACCTTATACGAGGCTCAGAGATGGTTACGTGAAAATTATAATATTCATTTAGACATAAAGATTATTTGTTTCCATGCTCCTACAAGAAAATCTGATTTTATCTGTGATATTCACTCTTTAAATTCAAAGGAATACAGAGAAACTAAGGTATATCAAAGTTATGAAAAAGTGCTGAATGAAGGAATCCGTGAGTCATGTGAACTGATTAAAAACAGACGAATATGGAATCAACATGATTAAGCTATACAGAGCAGACCAGATGCACCCGTCCTCGTCGGTAGTGGCGCTATCAAGCCTGCAAAAGACTGTCAGGAAGAGCAGAGAGGTAATAGATAGACTGATTCAGCAGCTGATTGATACTGGCTACATCCCGGAAGAAAAGAAGCCCGAACTCCTGTCTGTCTTCGACAAAGAAATGACCGAGTACACAAAACTCAAAACAAAGAAGAAAAAAGCATGAAAGAAATGGAGAAAGAAGAAAAAGCCAAGGAAAGCATACAATCCTTTTTCCTTTGTAAAACGAAGAAATACGGATGCCGTTTTGTAGAAAAATGTATGTATTGCGATGGGAATAGTGGAGCATCTGAATGTGATGAAAACTGCAGTGCTGATGAATATTTTGCGGGGTTCTGTTCTGGATGGGATGCCTTTGACGCATTGATGGGCGGCCTTCTGGCAAACGTAAAAGAACGTCAACCCGACCCGAACGAGGAAGTTATCTGCCGCATGATGTCAAACGGAGCATTCGTAAGCGGATACATCTACCAGGAAGACGGGAAATACAAAGTGGCCACTTCTCCCGATTTTCATTTTGAGGACTACGGAGATTATGAATGTGACTACTGGTTCCCGAAACCTAAACTAAATGAAACAAACGATTAATAAATGATATGGAAAAAGATATTATTGAAAGATGGGAAAAAGGGAAGAAAAACCTAAGAAACTGGCTAAAGTCCCACGAACAGAAAGAATATGGTAGTTATGAAGATTTAGTGATTGCACTTATAGAAAATGCTCTTAACTACGATGTGAAATCAGTCGATAGGATTTCTACAGATATAGATATTTCAGACCATGGAGATTATCAAGGAACTCAGATATTCTTGATTCATAGAGAATGTTATCAACCTAGTTGTGGGGACTATTGGATATTTGATAATTATTATGGCTCATGCAGCGGGTGTGATACGCTTTTAAGTATAAGTCAATATGATTGGGGACTTCCGACAGGCGAAAAGGTAGAAGAATATATGACCCTTTGCCTACATCTAGTACAGAGAATGAAGTCTCTTGGAAATGTGCTAAATGAATAAATAAAATAAACCATGGATAAGGAAGAATATATACACCAATACGCCACGCAGCTGTTTAACGACCGTAATAAGGACTCAGGCAGCAATGAAAACGTACATTTCTACATCGGCGATATAACCGAAGCAATGTGGCAAGCGTGGGATGCGTCGGTTTTTTCACAATGGAAAAGCGTACAAGCTTCACTCCCTCCGAAAGGACAATGCGTGAACGTCATGCTGGAAGACGGAAGATACACCAATTCCTTCATCATGTCAGACGGCACATGGGCCTACAATGTAAGGCCAATCGCATGGAGCGAAATAAAACGGCCGATATTATACCATAAACCAATGATTGAACTTAAATACCCAGGTATGAAAACGAAAAACATTATCTACACCGGTCCGATATTCGATTATTATAACGGGGAGTTACATCGTATATTTTGCAACTTCGATATTCAGCAGATGAAAAGCAGGGTGGCCGGGAAAGACGATTCCTGCAACAGGCAGATGATAATTATCAACCTTGAGACCAAAACGGCATGGATAGAGTATGTCGACGAAGAATGTTCCCAGTATGATAGTTTTTATAACAAATTCACCTGCGACATTCAGGAAGTGGAAAGGATGATTGAAGAAAGTCAGGAAAGTAAAGAATAATCTAAAACCAGGAACTATGTATATCGACGATAAGAAAGCAGTCGTCTTCGTTCAGAAAGACGAGTACGAAAAGATGAAAGAGCTGGCCAACGCCAACGCAGAAGAGATAGAGAAACGTGCCCTCGAAATGTGGGAAACAAAAGCAATTCCATGGCTTAAAGTCTCCATGGAGATACGAAGTAGCGGTGGACGTGATATTCTGGATTCAGAAGAATTTGAGTTCAGGACAGATTCATACCTGCTAAACCCTTCAGGTAAGTTCACTATCAAAGAAGAAGCCAGACAAAGATTTGATAAGATGCTTACCGGTTGGGCACGTCACATGATGGAACTTCAGTTTGGCGAGCACATTTCAAAAATCAATTATATCAACGAACGATGCCACAAGGCAGATATATTGTGGAAGAGAATGCTAACCCCGGCCATTTGTGCAGGGATTGTCGCCTTCATTATGTTTGTCTGCTTAATATGGGTTTTACTTAACATACAATAATTATGACACCGGAAGAATACATAAAATCAAAAAGACGTGAAGATTATCCTGGAGGACAACTTTGTTACATTGTATCGGAAGAAACTGCCTTAAAAGCTGTAGAAATGGCAAGGGAGGAAAAGGAAAATTCAACAAAATTAAATTCGGGGATATTTGGACAGCAAGGTTGGATATGTCCAAAGTGCGGAAGGGTTTATTCTCCGTTCACATCAATGTGCAGTTATTGTTCAAATGGTAACAATTTTAATATAATTTGTCTTGGAAAATAAAATTAGAATCCACGAAAGCCGGAAGTCAAAACTTAAATGGAAGGATATTCCTAAATTTAAGGACAGTTACCGTTGGCCTGTAGTTCAGATACAGGAGCATGAAGGTATCCTTCACTTTAAGTTTTCCGGTGGTTCCAAATACTCTCCAAATACTTACTTTACCATTGAAGATTACCGGAAACATACGGCTTTGGAGATATTCAATATCCTCGCCAATATAGGTTTCTATACCCGGCACAGCCACGATGCAGTATTGAAATTCTACCACGATAGAGGACTGGATTTAGGCTTTACAAGAAACTTTTTAAAACCATTAAAAGCATAGCACCATGTCAGCGGAACATAATATGATAAATGAAGATTTTGTCACTTTTGAAGTATCCAAACTTCTTCAGGACAAAGGATATAGAGAAAACTGCCGGGCCGTTTACATATCGGCTGAAACTGGTATATCAAAACTGGTTGTATTGTTATTCACCTCAAGAAAGTTTGGCGACCTGATAAGGGGTGAAAACGGGTCCCAGTACGAATACCTGGCTCCCACGCTATACGCCGCGCAAAAATGGGCCCGCAAAAAAGGGAAGATTCATATCGTTGTCGAGCTCAACAAACACGGCTGGTACTACCGCCTGTACGACACAGAGGATTTGTCTCTCATATCGCAGATGGATGGATATACCGACACATTCGAGAAAGCTTTGAACGACGGAATAAAAGAGTCATTAACCTACTTATAAGAATCAGACTATGTTTACACAACCTTGTTTTATCCGGAAGAACACACCGGAACTGCGGAAAAAGATTCAGGAAATGGGGCAAAGGGCCAATACTCTTGACGATTTTAAGGGAGAATGGTTGGCGGCTAATTACGGAATGTATATTTCCGTGCAAGATGGATTTCAGCATCTTCATCCGAACGACATTGACTGCGGTACTAACGAAGACCTATTTCTGGCAATAGCAGCATTACGCGACGATACGGATAGAGGACAATGGTTTATATATGATAGCATGGACGCTGTAATAGAAAGATTTCGTGTATATGAATGGCTTATCTGCAATGAAGATAAAATTGAGGATATGTTTTTTTACGACAGTCTTTATCTCAACACACACAAAGCCACCGTCCAGGAACTAATTGAACATTTCAGCAAAAAGGAGGAAGAGCCATGATATTCATACCAGAAGATTTCAAATCTATTCGCATTAAAAAGACCAACATCGTGGCAAAACGACTGCTGGAAGGAACCATAAGAGAGATAAAGAAATGTCCCAAAGAAGCTAGAGAGATGTTACTCAGTCAGTGCGCACCATGGAGGCCAGATGACTATAATATAGAATACAAGGAAATGTCAGCTGGATTCAAGATATTCAAAAGATACCTGAAGATAAAAGGATTCCAGGATGTAAAATACGCCGAGCATATAGACCGTTTGGGTTGGACTGTGTTTTTTTATCTCCGGTTTGAAATTGACAAATACCTGATAGAATCATGCCAAATGCTAACGTCGAAAAAAAATAAAAAGTAAAGTTTATGGACGCAATACGATTTTTAAAGGGACGCATGAAAGTATGGTGCAGAAACCGGGTAAGATGGGAGAGAGAAAATCTTTACCTTCTCCCCAGTGGAGATTTCACGGATGACAAAGGCAGGCTGCACAGGCGCGAAAACCATACAGCATACGTCACTCTGGAGGATGCGATTTCTGCCATCCGGATGGTGGAAGAAAAGTTCCTTTCCGATAAAGAAACAGAACTTCAACGGTTAGAATCGGAGAATTACTTATTGCATAAAGCCAGAGAAATATCTTGGGAGGTAACAGATATAGAAAAAAATAAATGTATAACCTATGAAAAGACATTAGAGGAGAAATTAAAAGAGGTAAAAATGGATTACATTTTTGGTAAAATTACTTTAGAGGAAGCAATTAAAATAATTAGCGGAGAGAATAGCCTATGCCAACCACAATCAAACGAATAGTGAGCGTACTTTACCGGGCACGAACCAATAAATACGAGGTGCAGGCTGTGGCCGAAAAGAATGGCCGGCCATGTGTTATCACGCTGTATTATAGAAATGAAAAAGAAGCAAGAAAACTAAAGAAAGGAGACGTAATAGATGGAAACGATTAAAACGATAAACCTGAACAAACTGAGAGATGAAGCCTACCAGAACGCCGTAGAACACGGATGGCACGACGAGGGTTTAAGCGACGAGCATTTCCTTTGCCTGGTCATTAGCGAGCTGATGGAATCTGTGCAGGCCGAAAGAAAAGGTAAACGGTCCGATGTGGCAAAGTTTAATGAATGGCAAGGAAATAATATCCCATTTAGCGAAGAAACCCGAGTAAGAAGATTTCAGGAAGATTTTGAAGCGTATATAAAAGATAGTGTGGAAGACGAACTTTCTGATGTCTGCATCCGTATGCTTGACCTGGCAGGTTTGCTGGGAGTTAGTTTCTTAGGGGTAAAATTCCCGCTTGAGATAAAGGAAGAGACATACAAAGATAAAAGCCAGAATACTTTTACAGAGTGGTGCTACAATCTGACAAGATTTATCGCATCGTATAATGTGTGTCATATTACCACTCTTCAATTCTTTGTAGACATATTACAAGAAGTATTTATCATGTCCAAAATCAAAGGATTCGACCTCCTCTGGCACATCGAACAAAAAATGAAGTATAACCGCACCCGTCCACGCATGCACGGGAACAACAAATTTTAATTATGAATACCGCAGACTTAATAATCAGCATCGTTTTTGTTTGCATTAACTCCACCGCGCTATTCCTGATCTACCGGGCAATCTCGCGATGGATGACACGAAACGAGAAGAAAATAGACAACCTGGAGCACGCCGTTCTCAAAATTGACGACTACATAAAATACAGCACGCACACCATTGACTCCGTTTACATCGACGTGCAGAACAGGCTAATCGAACAGTTTGTAAAAGAAGAAAAATACGAAATGGCTGAGTTGGTAAAGAGAAACCGTCAGCTGGTACAAGCTACCGTATTGAAGGAGATGAAGCATCGCATGGAGGAAGCGGAGAAAAAGCTTTATGAAGACTTCCTGAACAAAGAACATAACCAGAAGAAAGGAGACACGAAAGAAGGATGATTTTTAGTCCTTCATAAACGAGGGTTGCAAAATTAGATTTATCGACGGGTGGAATCGCACGAAGCGCTTCTATCCGTCGAATTTTTAAATACAAATACAACTATGGGAGGCTTGAACTATAAGGTCGTAAAGAAGACCTTTGGATTTGACAAGGATGGCACAGAAAAGTATGTGGCCGAAGCGGTTCGTGGTGGAACCGTAAGTTTTGAAAAAGTAATTGAACAGATTTCCCTCCGTTCCGGAATCAGTAAGGCAACCTGCCGCGCCGTGGTAGAGACCATGGTGGAATCGGCTTGTACCTGGATGCTCGAAGGTCATGGTGTAAGCCTGGGAAACATGGGATACCTGAAGCCAGCCATTACCTGTAAGAGTTCCGAGGTAAGCGGAGAAGAAAAGATTATCCGTAAAAGAGTGCTGTTCCAGCCGAGTAAGGATTTCAAGGCACAGATAGACAAGATGTCGCTCAACAGGATGTATGAAGAAGGAAACAGCACACCAGGAACAACCGAGCCGGGTGAGGAAGGAGAGGACCAGGGAGGAGGAGGTTTCAATTAATCACTTTCTGATTCATTTTTAAGGAGGCGTAGAAGTGTATGTAATAGCACTTTTACGCCTTTTTTCTGTCAACAAAAGCCGTATTTCGTCACATAAATTCCAAACTGGCGTAGTATCGCCACTGCGGCCGCGCTTAATAGACACTTTTGTCGCGTAGTTACGCCATTTGAGTGGCGTGGGCACGAGACTTTCAGAAAATCATTCCGGCACAAAGAGAAAATCGCTTATAAAATCAATTCAGTATCAAATATTACAAGTTTTACACACCCTTTGCAAAACATTTTGCAATTTGATAATCAGTTAGTTAAGTATCATTTGTAAGCAATTTTGCAAAGATTGCGAAGCGTTGGCGAAATTTTTGCAATGAATAACTATCTGATAATCAATTAAAAGTATTGTACTTTTTGATATTTTGCCGATTTTTCACAAAAAACGAGTTTACAAAATCTTTAAAATAAAAATTTTTCGTAGGGTAGAGAAGGGTGTACATCAGTCGAATCATTTCTTCCTGTGAGCGTCCGAATGGGGAAGGAATCCGAAGGGAAACCTGAAAGAACGAAAGGGGGGAAAGGTCGGCCTGCGGAACGCGGGACGACAAAGCTCGCCTTTCCCATTTCGTTCTACTTCCTTTATATCCAACTTCACCGTGTAACAGAGAGAGCTACGCAATGGACATAAGAGAAAAAGCCGGACAGCCTGAAATCTGTTCTTTACCGAAAAAATACGTTTTCTTCACTTCAAAATCAATGAACAATCGGCAATAACTATTTATTTATTATTTATTATACACTATAAATAATTGATAATTAAATAAATAAGTATTGAGAAGTGTTTTGCAAGAAAATTGCACAGCTTTGCAAAATAGTGAAAAACACGCAAAATAAGGCCCCAGTCGCTTAACCTTTTTTTGTTGAATGAAATTCCGATTGGTGTTGAATCGTCCGTAACTTGCTGTTGATTAATTGATTTACAGACTTTATCTTACTACTATGCCAAAAAATTCAATGAATGAGCAGCGTCACTCATGCTTCCTTAAAGTGAGTGATTATTATAAGAAATACTTCGAAATAAAGTATGGAACTCCGGTCAGGTTTCCTCAGAACAGCCTTCTGGGTGTATATATGAAGACTCACTTGTTCAGAGATGCAGATTTTTCGGGTATAACAGATTTTTCCTATAATGAAGTAGCCTTTCATTTGAAACCTCAGAAATCATTATTTACCGCTCAGTTTAAAATGTTGACTGAAAAAGAGAAAGAAGATTACCTGGAGTTGGAAATGCCTGAAAGCGTCTGCAAATTTAGCGGTGAGGTGAAAGTGGATAAGTTTTTTCACCTGAATATCAACGGAAGTAAGAAGATAAGGAATGAATTGAAACGTGAGTTCTGGTATGATTTCGCCAGATTTCATGATGACTGTATTTTCCGGGCAAATAGAATGGGCGAACATGTTACTTCCGAAGATGTCATGTCTGATTTCATTGTTTTGTACGATATAGACATGAAAAGATTTGAGAGCATGATGCGATATTGGTGGAGAATCAAATCCAGAATGAAGTCTGACATAAAAGTGAGAAAAGAAGAGCTTGAGTCGAGAACCGGGAGAATCTGTATATACACGCCATAAATTTATACATGAATAGCAATAAATAAAAGTTAAAGAAACGAAGAAAGTTGGTGCGATTTGTCAGTAACTTTGTCAGTCGTCATTTTCAACCACAAAACAACACATAAATCATGAATTGCAGCGAGAATTATTACGAGTTGATAGGCAGCATTGAAGCTTATCCGGACGACGCGGTTACGTTTTCCCGCCCGTTCAATATTGAGAAGAAAAGTGACAAACCTGATTTTTCTGTGTCGGGCGACCGTCAGATTTCCATTCAGATGAAACCGAAATCAGGGAGCCTGAAGGAGAGCGCGGAAACCAGCGTGGCCGGCGATTCTTACGAAGTGACGGTGAGTTGGGAGGTAGAGAGGGTGACGCAAGAAACCTATTTACAGCTTGAAACGCTGAAAAACAGCACTAACCATTTGATTGTAAGAACATTTGGCGACGGTGAAATGTTTGTGCGTGCCGTGAGCGACGGTTATGAATTTCAGTATGAGGAAGGCGACGGCGTGATTTCGTGCACACTCACCATCCGCAACGTGACCGGCGCACAGCGTGTGGTCTGACATCTACACCTTATTATATATATATTGCTTTTTTCTTTCCGTTGGAATGCCGTTCCTGCATACGTGTGTGGGGCGGCATTTTTTCTTTGGGACTTTCTTTTTGTGCGCTTTTTTCTTTCGTCATGCAGGTAAATCTTCATTATCGTCTTTGTGACATTCTTCAATTTCTTTGCGTCCGCCGCAAATTTCTTTTTTTCGCACAAACTCCGTGTGTTTTACAACATGCTCATTCTTAGCAGGTTTTATTTGCAGAGAAAATCCGTTTGAGCATCCGCATATTTCTGTAATTCACGCATTTAGTCATTTTTTGTGTCCTTCATTACCGCATTTCGCGTGCGTAATTTCGTGATGTAATCAATTAATTATCAAACGAAAATGGCAACAAGAGCATTTCACGAAATCATGTCTACGCGATTCTGGGACTTTTACCCGGAGTCTCTGCATGCTTACCGGAGAACGATTCTTGACAACATTGCCTCACACCGTCCTTACGAGAAGCCGGACGAGCGGACCGACCGACCTTACTTCCTTTCTTCGCGCGACGGGTTTACGGAGAAAACCTACGTGGGTAATTACGACCGCATAACCTACTGGTACGATTTGGAAGAAGACGACCGCATCATTTCGGTTATCGACGTACAGGGCCCCATTCTTCGTAATGGCGACCTGTGTTCCTACGGGAGCAAGGAACACAAGGACATCATCATGCGTGCTTCTGACGATGCGCATACCATCGGATTTATTATCGAGATGGACAGCCCGGGCGGTAGCAGCATGGCGAAGTACGACTATGAGATGGCCCTCAACTACGCCCGATCAAAAGGAAAGAAGATTGTGGGTCACATCGACGGGATGGCCTGCAGTGCCGGTTATGCGCTGATGGCTCTGTGCGACGAAGTGTATTTCACCAATCCGCACGACACGGTGGGATGTATCGGTACCATGTGCGCGATGCTCACTAACAAGGACGGCGATGTGAACACCGTGACGCAGGAACGGTACGCCGAGATTTACGCCGACGGATCTCCTTATAAGAACAAGGAGTACCGCGACGCGGCCGAGGGAAACTACGAAGGCATCAAGGAAGAGCTGAACAGGCTTTGCGCCGATTTTCAGCAGATGGTACGCGAGCGCCGTCCAAGAGTGACGGACGACCAGCTGACCGGAAAAACTTTCGATGCGGGCGATGTGGTGGGTACCATGGTCGACGGTCAGGGTGACTTCAAGTTCTGCGTGAACCGCGTGCAGCAGCTGGCCGGAGTGAGTCAGAGTCAGAAAGGAAATTCGCCCGGAGCCTCACGCGAAGACAGCAAATCGGCAGGAATCAAGGAAGAAAAGCAGCCGGGAACACAGGAACAGGCTTCTGTGGAGCAGCCGGCATCAGATAAAACAGAATCACAAACTCAAAAACAAGCAACTATGGCAAAAAGCTATCCCTTTATTCAGTCGGCTGCAAAGGTAAACTCCCTGGTAGTCGAAGAAAACGGCGGTTTCTACATGGTGGAAACCATGGCGGACAATGTAGAAGAGTTCGTCATGAAAGCTAAACAGACGGAATCTACGCTGGCTGCAAAACTCACGGAAGTAGAACAGCTTAACGCAACCATCGAACAGATGAAGAAAGACCATGCGGAAGCACTGGTCAACCTGAAAGCGGAACACGAAAAAGAGGTTTCTTCATTGAAGGACGCTCATAAGAAGGAATCGGAAGGCCTGACAGCGAAGCTGAATGAAGCTCAGAAGAGCATCGAACAGAAGGATGCGGAAATCAAGGAACTGAGCGAAACGGCACAGCAGGCACCTACTCCGCAGGACCCGCCGAAAGACAACAACGGAGGTCAGGAAAGCGGACAGTTCCATGTGCAGAGCGTATGCGGTGAAAACATGAGCTGGGCCGAAAAAGCTGAAGCCCGCCGCAAGCGTGATGCTGAAATTAGCAAAGCGCGATAAGAGATAAGAACACGACACAAAAACTAAACCAGACACAAACAATATGGCTACAAAGTTATACGCACTCAGTGAAGAGAATGTATCGCACGTAAAAGACATTCTTGCTCCGGACATCATCGAAAGCCCGATTCTCGATAACATGGCAGTGTTCGACAAACTTCGCATCAAGGTTATCGAAGATATTGAATACGCACAGACTCAAATCATTTTCCGTCGTAAGGGTGGTGAAGCCCGCCGTTACAAGGAAGGTTCTACGCTGAAGTCAACCCTTGGTTTCATGGACGAAAGCAAACTGGTGATGAACCAGATTTGGTCACGTTACTACGAAAACCTTCAGAACTTCCGCGAAAAACAGCCGTTCAGCATCCTGGGTTCAAACGGAACCTACAATGCACCGGTCACAGAATTTATCCTTCGTCAGATTGGTAAGCAGTTTGCCGGTGATAACCTGAGCAACCTGTTCTTCGGTAACATTGAATTGGGAGAAGACGACCCGCTCAGTCTGTACAACGGTTACTGGACTATCATTAACAACCTTATTAATCAGGGTAAGATTTCTTCCAAGGAAGGAAACCTTGTGGCTTGCGACCCGATTAACGAAGGTCCTGAAACTCAGGATGGAGAACACTTCGACGCATTTGTAGAATGGGTGGAAGGATGGCATCCGTTGTTGCGTAACGCTCAGGAAGTAATCGTTTACATGTCGCCGAAGCAGAAGCGACTCATTACTCACAGCTACATGCGTAAGTTTACCGGATTGCAGACTACAAGTGCAGGCGGTGAAGGATTCTCATTCGTGGGAATGGAAAACATCAAGATTGTAACCGACGGTATTATTGGTAAGGGTAATCGTATGATTGCTACTCTCCCTGAAAACCTGCAGTTCGGTCTTGACCGTGCAAGCGACTGGAACTCGGTGATGATGAGTCACGATCCGAACGACTTGAACGTGCTGATTTTCCAGGTACAGTCTACCGTAGGCGCACGTATTCTGGACATCGCACCATCCAAGTTCTGTGTGAGCGACGGTACTATCGAACAGATTGAACAGCTGAACGGTGACTACCAGAAGAATACCCTGACCGTTACTTCAAACAACGAAGAATGGGGTAAGGTAACGCTGTCTCCGCAAAAGGATGTATATACGAAAGACGAAACCGTGAAACTGACTCCTGCTGCTGAATCTGGATACAGGTTCAAGGCATGGAGCGACGGTGCAACAATCTCTCCGCGTGACATCGTTTACAACGGATACCCGACCTACCTTCAGGCCATCTTCGAACAGGACGGCGAATAATAACCCGCTCGCTGAGATAAAACAGGCTGCCAAGTTTGGCAGCCTTCACTACACAAACACAAACTTTTAAAACTAGACAATTATGGCAGAATTATCATGCGACTTAATGGATATTGGTCAGGCTGCTGCCGGTTGCGATGAACAGTTTGCCGGTATCGGTAATCAGATATATGTAGCCTATCCGGAAGATTTGAAAGCACCTCCCACATACGATGAGAGTAAAGCGGCTTTTGCTTCAGGAGCATTTACTTTTAAGGCCAGTAAAGGAGCCTGGAAGTTCCGTATTAAGAAACAGAGCGGACAGATTTCTTCAACTGGTAACGAAGGGGCAAAAGGATACAACGTACAGCTGATGTTTACCATAGACAAGGACGTGGAAAACGCAGCTCATGTGCTCCGCATCCTGAAAAACCGTGGTGACGCTATTTTCTTTGCAGAAAACCCGTCAGGAGGTTATTACGTAGTGTACGACCCTACTTTCGGTACGGAAGTTAACAACAACTACGACAGTGGTACTACTCCGGATTCTGATAGCGGTCATGCAGTAACTGTTACCAGCAACCCGAACAGATACTCCCTGACTACCTGGGACGGAACTCTGACTATCAAATCGGGACTGGGATAACGATTATACAAACTTCAAAATAAGACAATTATGGCAGAATTATCATGTGACTTAATGGATATTGGTCAGGCTGCTGCCGGTTGCGATGAACAGTTTGCCGGTATCGGTAATCAGATTTATGTCGCTTATCCGGAAGACCTTACGGCAAAGCCTGTATATGAAGCATCTAAAGCTGCATTTACTGAAGCTTCTTTTGCTTTTTCTCCTGGTAAGGGAGCGTGGAAGTTCCGTATCAAGAAACAGAGCGGTCAGATTTCTTCAACTGGTAACGAAGGTGCAAAGGGCTATAACGTACAGCTGATGTTTACCATCGACAAGGACGTGGAAAACGCAGCCCATGTGCTCCGTATCCTGAAGAACCGTGGTGACGCTATTTTCTTTGCGGAAAACCCTGCAGGAGGTTATTACGTAGTGTACGATCCTACTTTTGGTACGGAAGTGAACAACAACTACGATAGCGGTACCACTCCGGATTCTGACAGCGGTCATGCGGTAACAGTGACCAGCAACCCGAACCGCTACTCCCTGACTACCTGGTCGGGTACATTGACGCTGAAATCAGAGGCAAGTTCAGAAGATGTAGGATAACCGTTTGATTTGCATATTCTAACAAACGAAAAAGTGGATGAAAGTCCGGCACTTGCTAATCGGTGCCGGACTTTTTTATGTCCTTCAACGACATATAGGTTTTCCCTACTTTTGGGGTAAAGTAATTGAAAAACAAAGGTTATGATTACAGAAAAAGAATACTTAAAAGACTACAGAACCATGAACGAGGAAGAAAAGAAAGATTATCTGGACCGGGTGAAACGATGGACGGACGAAACTTTTCCGGAACTGCTGGCGCTGGCCGAATGCTGGATGAAGGTGCCTGTGAAGGATTTCGACGAAGGATGCCGTCTGGTGTCGGCCATTGTGCGGGCAAAGGATTTCCTTCGCGACGTACAGCGCTATGAAGCCCGCCGTGCACTCAATAAGATGAACCTGTTCCTGCAGGAAGTACGGAAAAAATCCGGTCTGGCCAAGAAAGCCACTCGCGGTCCGGTAGGAACCGTTCGTTACAAAGCGATTGTTCCTGATGATGGTGCGCCCGATGAAGAAGGAAACATGATCGCACGCCAGTACGAAGAGCAGGAAGTGGACGGACGCAGACCGAAAGAATTTGCACTCTATAAGGATAAGCTGCCGAAATCTCTCCGAGACAAGGGAGAAAAAGAACTTTCCGCCATGTACCTGGAACTGGCAGAGTATCGCGGCACGCTGGAGGTAATGGCCGAAAACCCCAACGTAAGCGACGAAGCACGTGCCGACATGGCACAGAAAGCCATCGCATCGGAGCAGAAAATCCGGGCATTCTGGACCAATGTGGATGCAGCCCTTAACGGTACCTACACCGAGCCGGAAACTTCCACAGCCGACAGCATGAAACGCCCTGGCGACTTTACACGTGCCGAGATAGAGGCCATGAAGGATGTACGCCAGCAGGAAGTATGCCGAAAGGCCCGCGTGGAGGGAAACAAGAAATACATCAACCGCAGCGACGTGAAGATTACCGAGGAATACAAGGAACAGCTTCGCCTTCGTATAGAGGAACTGATGGAGTGGGGAGAAAACCTGCCTAAGAAAACGGCAGAAGTAGCTACTGCAGCAGGCATCTCCATTCCCGGTGTAAACGCTCCGGTTGCATCCGTACAGACAGAAGCAAAGCCAGCTTCCACCGATAAAGCGGAACCGAAAGAAACGGAAGTAAAATCAGAGAAGAAATCCGAAAAGGCCGAAAATAGTACCGTAAATGAGGAAAACCGTGCCGAATCCACGGAAAACCGCCAAAAAGCGGCAGAAGAACCGAAAAAAGCTACAGACACTCCGCGCAAGAAAGTAGACCCTACTGAAAGCGTGACCGAAGGCCAGATGAAAGGAGGTGCGTTATGAGAATAATTGAGCCCTGCTGCTACCACAAGCAGCTGGAAGGAATGATTGACGAGTGCAGCGAGAAGCATACGGCTGCCAACTTCTTCAGCTACTCCGACTGGGACATGTGCGACCTGTTGGGCACGCTTTCCGGCTACTGTTCGGGCGGTGAAATGGGCATTGTCATGGTGCGTCTCGATGTGAAGCTCATTCAAACCATCCGTCGTATTCTTTCGCGCGTGAAGCCCGATCCTACAAATCCGTCGAACCATATTGCTGATGTCAGCAAAATGATACTGGTAGCGCAGCCTGCATCCACAGGAGCCACCTTCAACCAGCGTCAGGAGATTCGCACGCAGTTGGGCGATTTTATCAAGTCGGGCCGCCTGGTGGTGTGTGAGGACAATGTGGGTTTCCGCTGCGTCACGGTGAAGAGCAAATCGCACAGCCTGGTTATTCAGGGAAGTTTGAACACCCAGCGAAGCAACGCCATGCAGATGTTCACGCTTACCACCTCGCCGGAAGAGTATGAGAATGTGGCGGAGATGTTTCGGATGAAGGAGCATACGAAAAGCATTATGAAATAGCACTTCGTTTGGTCATGAAAATTGTTTCGTGACCAAACGAGAATAAGATACGACAAACACAAACTATGGCAAGCGAAATAGCACAACGATTCTACGACCTGCTGCGGAAGCACTTTGAAACGGGTGTGCCGTGGCAGAACATGGCCTTTACCGACGAGCAGAAAAAGCGGGTGGAAGTCTGCCTGGATGCGTACAAGCGCTTTGAGGAGGACCCGTTCATGAATCTGCGTCAGTACATCATCAACCGGTGGAAACGCACGTACAGCCAGTTGGGAGGCGACCTGAAGGTGATAGACTTCATTTCGTCGTTCTACGCCAAGGGACAGCGAAACATTTCCTCGATGAAGGTGCGCCACGCCGCCGACCTGATGATGCGAAACGGAGCCGATACGGGCGACATGAAAGCGGTGTACAACGGAGCAAGCCTGCTCACCAAGATTGACCGCCTGGATCAGCCGGAAACACCCGAGGAACTGGGCGACGAACTGATACGCATGCCGGTAGTCATTACCTCGGATGTGAAGAAGAAATTCCCGAACAAAACCGGGCACGACAGCGATGAAATGCGCCGCCTGAGAAAGAAATACGGCGTGAAGCTCGACCAGTGGCAGGAGATGGTGGAAGACGACGACGGCGTATATGTAAACGAGGGACAAAACGCTCCGGACGAGGAATACGATGAAGTAAACCGGGACGGTTTTACACAACCGGAAGAGGAGGAATAAACCATGGCACGGAGAAACGAATATGAATCTGCCCGCGAGGAATCACTCCGACGGGCACAGCGTCACGCCTCGGCATTGTCGGGCATGCAGGAAGCGGAGGAGCAGGAAACTGCGGCCAACTACATCTACATGAATCCGGCCCAACGTGCGGTGTACAACTACCGATGCCGGAATACCACCGTAGAAGCAGGCCGTGGTACAGGTAAGACCGACGGACTGATTACGCCCGAAATGGCCGGTTGCATCCAGTCCATGCCGCGCGGAACCGGACTTTTCTTAGGTAACAGTATCAAGCAGCTTTTCACGAAGACCGTACCTAAAACACTTTACTCGCTGGAGCGAATGACCGGACTGAAGGAGGGTGTCCATTTCTTTCGTGGACATGCTCCGGCCAAATGCAATTTCAAGGAACCCATCGTAAAGCCGAAGGTATGGGAAAACTGCATCCACTTCTGGAACGGATTCGTGTACTACATGATTTCTACCGGAGTGAAGGCTGCTGCCAACGGTATGGACTCGTGCTCCATTATCGGCGACGAGTGCCGTTTTATGCCGGAGGGACTGATTAAGGCCGAAATTCTTCCTACGCTTCGTGGTATCAACACCAATCATCCCGGATTTGATGAAAACCTGAATCCGTACTACAAGAGTATATTCTTTGTAAGCGATGCACCGCTCACCAAGCGTCAGGCATGGCTCCGGAAGCGCCGTGAAGAGCAGACACCGGAAATAAACCGGAAGATTGCGGAGATGATACGTGAGGCACAGATCTGCCCGGAAATCGTGCAGTCCCCCAAATACCAGCGTGAGCTGAACAAGCTGCGCTGCCAGGCCAGCATCTACTTCTCCTTTTCCAGCATAGAAAACATCGACATTCTGGGAGAGCAGTTCATCCGCACCATGCAGAAGGAACTTACCCCCACCATGTTCGACATCTCCATCCGCAACGTCGAGAAAGAAGAAATCAACGACGGATATTATGCCAACTTTGATCCCGACGTGCACTGTTACCTCAGTAACGACGAAGAGCAGCTGGAAGCCGCACAGAAATATAAGAAACGCACCATTACGCAGATATACAGCGGCGGGCGTACCCTGCGTGTAGAGTCGGAAAGCATCGACCTGAACGAGCTTTCCAAGGCACAGGACTGCTGTCTGGACACCGACATAAAGCCCGGAGAACCGCTGCGCATCGCATTCGACTACAACGCCCACATCAACTGTCTGGTGATAGGGCAGACCGACAGCCGGAGCAACACCAGCGTGCTGCGCATACTCAACAGCATGACCAACGTAAAGAACACCCGTATCGAGGGACTTTGCAAGATGTTCTGCAAGTATTACGAGCCGCACCGCCTGACCTGCCGTGACGTGATTTTCTATTACGACGACACCGCAAAGCAGGGAGCTGCCTACGCCAGCGAGCGCCATGAAGACACCCGTTTCTACAACATCGTGAAGAAAGTGCTTCGCAGTCACGGATGGAACGTCATCGAAGTGCCTATGGGACGGCCCATGAGCCACAACAAGAAGTATGAGTTCCTGAACGGTTGTTTTGCCGGCACGCAGCGCCCGTTCCTTCGCATCAACAAGGAGAACAACGAGTATCTGATTGCCTCCATGGAGAACGCGCGTGTGAAGGAAGGACGTAACGGTTTTGAGAAAGACAAGAGTCAGGAAAAGGCACGAGTGTCGAAGGAAGTAGACGACATCGAGGCAGAATTGAGTACACGTACCGACCTGAGCGACGCATTCGACACGCTGGTAATCGGTGTGCGCTATTACGGATCGGGCCGCATGATAGGTGTGGGTATGCCGATGTCGGCTTAATGAAGAATTAAGAATGAAGAATTAAGAATGAGTAATGAGTAAGAAGAAGCTGAAATATCAGGACCCGGCCCTGCAGCCGCCCAAAGCGCTGATGCAGCTGGTGGATGCCTTTACCGACACCTACAAGCCGGTGGAGCGGGAGGAATATGCCGACGAAGTGTTTACCGTGCGCCGCATCCGTGAATACTTCCAGGCATGGCCCATTCCGAAGATGCCCGACCCGCTTCCGCCGTACCTGGTGGAACTGGAGCGCCGGGGATTCGCCATGCAGACGGCCTACGACGGACCTTCCGCCCTGTTCTGCGTGCGCTGGCAGGTGGACGAGGAAATCTGCACTGCTGAAGAAACGCACGACAAGGAAGCCGAAGTGCGCACCGGACTGGTGAGCATGAAAGCCCTCATTGCCCGCCGTATGATGGAGCGTCCGGCAGACGAGGATGAAGAGGAAGAAGATGAATGGGGCGAAGAAGAATAGCCCTGATAGAAACGATGACCCCCGCCCGCTTCAGGGAAAGACGGACAGGGGTGAAGTGAGAGTTTTAAAACACAATGCAAATATAAGGAAAATAATTTATAATTGTCAATGATTTTATATTTTCCACCGAATTTTAGCTAATTTTGCGTGTGATGCAACAATTTTAATATATTACAGCCATGAAAATGCGCAGACTTATCAAGGCACTTTTCAGCAGGAAGAAGAAAAATGCCGCAGCCATATACCTGTCACGGTTTGACACCATAGATAAAATGATACGTGAGAAACTGATTGGGATAGACGTGAAAGAGTGTTACGTGGCCCTCGACCTCTCCGTGCATCTGCTCTACAAGGACGACGACCGGAAGTATGCCGCATTCTTCGACACCCTCCGCGCTTTCATCAACTATCATCGCGGATATATGGACCTCCCCGTGCTTCAGCCGGAAGAGCGCATCAACTTCTGCGTGAACTTCCGCCGTGAGATACGCTTCGACCTGGAGAATGAAGAGTTTTACGATGAGCCCCGGGTGGAATACATACCGTGGCTGGTAGGATTCTGCCAGTCGGGCACCGTGGTTTACGATGTTTTCGAACAAGGTAAGAAGTGAGTTTTCAGGAATGTATGCTTTTAAGCATTGACAGATGTGCCCGGCTGCGAAGTCGGGCACATCTGTTTAAATTTGATAAATTTGCAAATGCAGCCGCTCTGCCTTTATACGCACGAAGGAAGAACACAAATAAATCAACTATTTAAAACAAAAAAGGAGGATAAAAATGAAACCTCAAACTAAAACGTACAAGCATGTGATAGACTTGTATTTTGAAAGCGTGCCACACAGCATCCGCACATTCAGCGTTCATGGCAATACATTAATTTACATTGAATACGAAGATTATCTGAGCGAACACCATGTAACGGAAGCCCTTCTACGATTATTGGGCACCAGCGTTCTTCTCAGTATCAAGCGAAACTGTTCCGAGCGGCTATTCCAGGAAATACAGTAGCGTTACGGCCTATTCATGAGCCAGCTTGAGCTCTGCGCTGTGATGTCTGAATACGAAGCCTGACGTTTACTCCCCTCCGCATGGTTTTGCGAAGGGGATTTTTTTGTATTTATTTGTCAAAAATGAAAAATAAAGTTATTTTCGCCGTGAACTTTAAACTTAACAGTTATGGATACAAGAAAAATACCAGTGGAGCCTTTATCTCCACAACTCACGTATGAGCCTTCACCATCAGTACCTCAGACCGTACACTATCAGAGCCGTATAACCGGGATAAAACACTGTCTGGACGAAAAACAATATGAAGAGTTTGAAAATACGGTGTTCAGAAGAGAATCTGTCAGACTGATTCCCGAACCCGAAAACCAGTTTGACGGAAACGCCATTGCAGCCTATACAGCCTACGGAGTAAAATGCGGATACATAGCACGTGAAGAAACAGCGATGATAAAAAGCCTTATGGAAGAGCCTGATTTTAAAGTCAGTTTGTTTTACATGGATTTCATGGCCGGCAGCGCAAAGATAGAAATAACCGTCAGCACATCTGTTTCTCTTTATCTCATGAAGCTGTTCTGCCAATACACACCGTTTGAATTATGCAAGGCAAATTATCTTTATCTCCGCTGGGGTGGGATACCCGACAGCACCGAAGAAGGAATATTCTCTCCCGATGAACTGAGCATGGATTTTGACAGATTATCGCAGCTTGAACTAATGTATCAGGACCGTTTGGCGCAGGAGTGGGAAGAAAGGATGAAGAAGGCTACCGTAGAGAATCCTACAAACAAAAAATTTAAAATGAGCGTACCTCTCGACTTGTCGGTTTACGGGACAAGCTGGAAAGAAATAGATGTAAGTAACCAACCGCTTCTCGACCTTATAGAAATAGAGAATAAAATGCTGGCTATATATATAAGGATGCGCCGTCAGGGATTCAGTGGAACTCCTGAAGAATTTATGGATGAAATGCAAGTAGAAAGCCCGAATGAAACCATCATGAAGCGTATGCACTATATTTATGACAACAATAGATTATGAAAAAGTACGATTTTAATGCGATAATCAAATTATAATTGTTACATTTGCCGAGAAATTAAAAGGGAGGAATGATTATTTCTCCCTTTCCGCTTGCTTTTGTGAGATTTGTTGTATATTTGCAGTGTTACACATAATCAAAGGCAGACGGATGTCTGCAAATAGCAGGCATTTTTTATGTTTGCTTATATAGCTATACATTAAAATATAGCGGCTGTTTAATCCCGTGTGGAGATGTTAATGCACTCCCAACTGCCTTTGGTATGTGTAACGGCGGGCCATGAACAGCCGTTTTTCTGTTCTATAATGTCAAAATCGTTATATATGACAGCAAATCAAATTTTTCAGTACCATGGGAATCCCATTTCGTTCCACAAAGGCGACAATCTTATGGTAAATGCTACACAAATGGCAAAACCATTTAACAAATCTCCTAAAGACTTTCTTAAAACAGAACAATCCAAACGTTTTATAGAAGCACTTAGCGAGGTGAAGAAAATCCTCTCGTCTGATTTAGTGAAAGTTACATACGGGAATAACGGTGGCACCTGGATGCACGAAGATGTAGCCCTCGAATTTGCCCGCTGGCTTAGTCCTGCATTTGCCATCTGGTGCAACGACCGTATTAAAGAACTGCTGATGAAAGGAACCGTCAGCACGGGAACCACGCAAACCGACTACACATGCACTGAAAACACTCATGGAAGTGTAGACAATCTTTCCGGACTCCTCACAGAAATAGAAGAAGAGCTTTCCGAATCCATTTCCATGCTTCAGCACAAGAAAGACCGTATTTCCTACCTTAAATATCGTCTTGAACGTGAAGAAACCTTGTCGGAAGGAACTGCACAAAGCCAGTTTGAGCAGCGCATATCAAGGCTTGAACAGATGATACAGAATTATCTTTCAGGCGACAGCGGTTCCGTCACGCCTGTAAACAAGAATCCCGAAACTACCACACATCCGTTCTACGCAAAAAAAGACATCCCATGCTACACCGTCAGTGAAATACGCACACGCTTCCGCGATGCCATGCTTGTGCGGCAGATGGCCCGCACCATGAGCCGTGAAAACGGGATAGTGGTACGCACGGCACGCCTTTTCGACTTCCTTCGCCGTGAAGGATGGCTGCTTTCCACACCCGAATGTTACAACGCTCCTTCCGAAGAAAGCACAAAGCGCGGACTGATACTGGCCGCACACTCCAGCGCCACCGGTTCCGGAGTGAAATACTACACACCTTACATCACACGCGAGGGATACGAGTTCTTTTCACGCATCATCATGCAGAAAGGAGGCTACCTATGAAAAAGCGCGAAGCAAGAAAGGCCATAAACGGCTATTTTGGAGAAATAAGACACAGCATTATGTTTACCGTCACACGCCATGGCGTGCTGGCCTATGTGGAATACGAGGACTTCATGCCCGAACACACCGTGCGCCGTGAGCTGGAAAGTCTGCTCGGCAGCGGTTATCTGGTCAGTGTGAAACGCGAGTGCTCGC